CCACAGATTAAGCCCACGGTTCTGCCACTCGATTGTTATCAGATTCATAGACCGTCTGGCTGTACGAAGATCATATCCAGAACGCATTTCTCGACCAGCACGTTCCCACGCTTCTTCAGCGATCTCCGTGAAGTCCATGTTGAATGCGGTTGTGCCAGAAGTAGCCATCTATTTCTTCTTAGTTGCAGCTTTCTTTTTAGCTGGGGCTTTCTTTTTTATAGCGGGTTCTTCTACCCACGCCTCGTTTTCTGGGGTATCGGGATCATCAGCTATAAACTGACCCTCATCAGTTCTTGCACGAGTGCGCTTAGTCTCTGTTGCGGGCTGTAACTCAGCTAATGCTGCGTTTGCCTCTTCTTCACTCATCAAATTAGCATTTACGATATCGTAAGTACCGTCTTCTTTATTATTACGAACTTGAAAGACGGGCCTTCCGTCTGAAAAGTTTCCGTTCTGGAATACTTCTAAATCAGCCATTTTTACTACCTCTCACATATAAAGTTTTCTTACGCCTTCCTTTACGAACTTTACCGCAGCCTTTATGGTGCTCTCGCATTAAACCACCATCAAATGCAGTTCTAACCTTTGCTTTCTTCGTGTTTGCTACTACTTGCTGGCCCCCTGCCCCTGCTTTCTTCTTCTTTCTAGCAGTTTTAGCTCGTTCTGCCTGACTAAGAGACTGTGCTTTTGCTTTCGGCAAACATCGATCTGGGTTCTTTTTATTCTCTGACGTACCGCACGGACCTTTTATCTTGCCATCTGTGCCGATACGAACCCACTGTTGGTCACGCCATTGCTTTAATTGTCCCATCAGCCAGCCTTCCTAGCTCTACGTATAGCTTCTTTACCACGCTTCGCAATATCTGCTTGAGTATGTTTACCCGCTGCCTTAGCCCTCTGTTCTAACACCGTAAGTATCTGTATCTTCCTAGCAAAAGGCTTCCTTACTTTTTTAACCTTAGCCACAGTGTCACGAGCATCCTGTGCAGTAGCGTACTTTATAGATACAGTATCTTTAGGATTCTCATCCGTATACAGCCTTCTACCACTACCCTTCGGCTTTTTACCTGTTCCTACTTTAGGATCTTTAGCCATTACTTCTTCTTTTTCTTGCTGCCTTTGGCGTAGTTAGGATCTTTGCAGTATTTAGAAGCTGCCATGTTTGCATAAGCTGACGGGTATGTATCGAAAGTCCGTTTAGCCCACGCCTTTCCTTTCGGGCAGATTTTTCCACCCGACTTAACTTTACCGCCTGACTTATAGTATCTTCTCATCGCATCTTCGTTGGTCTTACACCCTTACGAGCTATTCCAGCACCTCTGACCTTTGGTTTAGAAGCTTTCTTCTTGGTAGCCATCTTAGACTTCATACCACCAACTGCGTAGCCTTTAGACTTCATCTTCATGCCGCCTTTAGCCATACCTTTAGACTTCATCTTCATGCCGCCTTTAGCCATACCCTTAGCTTTCATCTTCATGCCGCCTTTTTTAAATCTTAATGGAGCTTCATCTTTCGGTGGCCTAAGTAGATCCGACTTCCCACTACGTCCAGCTATTTCTTCTTTAGCCATCTTCTTATCGCGCTTTGTGTCCTGCATTTTTCGCGTAGATTCTGGTTTTTGAGTTCTTTTAACGCCTATATTGGCTGTACCTGCCTTATCACTAATAGCTGAATCACGTTTTTTAATTTGGTCTTTGGCCTTATCCACAGCCGCTTTGCCAAATTTCATCGTCGCTGCTCTGGCTCCATTCGCCATTAAAAATTTAGCTGCTGCTCCTAATACTGGTAGTGCTACTGGCATAATTTACTCCGCGTATAAGTTGTTAAACACTTGATTAACGTCCAACGTGTAATCAAGATCCGATTTACTATAGTGAACGTGCTGTGACGGCTTAAAGTCTGGCGCACCTTCCCCCGTTTCAAACCATGCCGGATGTGTAACTCTTACCCTGTTGTTAGGTAATGCCACTATATTTCCGGTCCAAGGTCCAGCATCCAAAAGCTCCATGACATGACTTTGCTTATGTTGTGCTGGATCATCTGCAATCTCTGAGTCTGTATAGTCCACAGTAAACATATACTTTGCTGGATACATTTCGCCGTCTATCTTTGCTAACCAAGGACATGGGACAGCACGATCAAGAACATACACCCCGTGATCCCTCGAACTACAGTCCCAAGGTTGAGCGGCCCAGACATCCATAGGTTCAGGCCATTCCTCATAAGGCGTATCACCGACCAATGCTGTAATCGGCATCCTCGCCCACATAGCTCCCCCGTGAACATTCGGCTCACTTTCATCGTCGTATGTCTCTGCTCCTGTAAAAATCACTTGAAAACTCAAACACCTACAAGGAATTGCTGTAACCGCAATCGCCATTGCGTGTAAGAACTCACCATGATACTTCTCATGGTTGTGCGTATACTCTCTTCGCACCCAGCACTTGAAGTGCGGGATGTTGCTTTGTAAATATGCCAATTTAGCATCTCCATCTTTTTCGCGCCTGACGCAGCCTTGAGTTAGGGTCTTTTGCTGCTTTAGGGAATTTTTTCATTTGACCTGCTGAACGAGCACAGAAAGACTTTCTACGCTTCGCTCGACTGCCCGAAGGACTTTTTTCAGTAACCGCCGTCTTTAACTTACTGCCGGGGTTCTGTCGTCTATATTTAGCAACGCCTTTTGCTGTCATACCAGCGCCAGACTTAGTGGGACGTTTATCCCCGCTCTTTATAGACATACCAGACATACCACCCCTCTTGAAGGAAGGGCAGCTTTCTGGTTTCTTTTTGTAGTAGCTACGCATGAAACGCTGTCATAGACGTAAAAGTACCACCTGTATAAGTGATAATTATACCGCTTGGAAAGCGCATACCCTCTTCGGGTATGGTTATATCTCGCGTTATCGTAGCACTAGCAACAGTTCCAACCTCCATCAGGGTTGTACCCGAAACAGAAGTGGTTCTGAATTTTATCGTACCCGCTGTAGCTGAGTTAACTATGTAAGCTCCTTTCAGCCTAGCTGGGCCAGCGAATATGTTATCCGCGCAGCTATCGCTAACTCCAGCTTTCACATTACCTGCTGGATCACCCACAGCAGTTATAGATGCGATAGTCTTGAAGAAGCCACTGCTAGTAGCAACACCCGCATTTGCGCCAGTAACTGACTCTGTTAAAGCATCACCAAAAATATCTGTACCCACTACGGTAAAAGATATTTCATCGTCATCCCCAGCAGAGGTAATCGTAACAAGTTGCCCTGAGTTCAGGGTAACTGAACCACCAGAAGCTAAAGCACCTCCAATAGTTAGTGCTGCGTTGTTGCCAACAGCGGCGCTTGCGGATATACCATCGTCGTCTGCGGCGATACCTGCGGTTCTAAATACCGCAATTACATCAGACATACCCATGATTACCCCCTGTTACGCTATCTGAACGTACTCAATGATGAACGTAAAAGAACCTGCTGTCGTAGCATCAACCGTATTGGTAATGTTGCAGAAGATCGTTCTTGCAGCAGAAGTGTACTGGACAGAAGCAGGGGCGGTAGTGCCACTTTGAGTCTGAACAACTAGAGTGGTTAGCGTTACGTTGTGTTCAACAACCGTTGTACCACCATCAAGAATCTCATCTGTTACCGCAGCTACAATTTCAGCGCCAGAACTAGAAGTTCCTACTTCATAACCAATGTCACCCGTTCCAATAACAGGGGAGGTATCACAGAAAATTTTAATGTCTGTGATAATGGTATTTGCAGGTTGCGTAAACTCACCAATAGCAGGGCTATCGCCAGCGGTAGTGTTAACTGTTACACCCGTAGCAAAACCTACGTGCTTGACATACTTGTCCGTAACAATTCCAGTAGAAGCAATAGATGCAACATCTGTAACTGCGCCTGTGGTGGCATTTTTAGAGATTACTGTAAACCCATTCTCTGAACGAACTGGGCCGTTGAAAGTCGTATTAGCCATATGTTTCTCCTGTCGTGGCTAGTGTCAGTCACGGGATGCGACTGTCAGGAATAAATTTTATATCATAGAAACAAAAAGGGGGCAACAAATGCCCCCTCTAAGAAGTGTAGTTACACTTTAGGCTCCGGGTGATCCGAAAATTCCGAGTGGGTCACTTACCCCAAACGAATACCTTTCTCTCGCTTTATAACGAGAGTTGCCCGTATCAAAGTCTGCATCCATAGATGTAGCCATTGGTGAACGAACAAAGTGCTTCAGACCGTTTGGTATGTCAGTCGTTAAGAAAAACGCATCGGTATCGGTCAAATAATGATTGATTGTGTAACCACCCGGTACAGAACCGTTGTTACGCAATGCGTTCAAGTCATTATCAGCCGTTCCAACCCTACCTTCAGTCTCTAACAAACGAGTTGCTACGAACTGTAGATTTGGTGGGATAACCAAAGTATTTGGTCTTGCAGCGATTAACAATCCACGCTCATCAGTCCATCCAGCTATCTGAATGACGGCGGCTTCCAAAGAAGTCTCGTTCAAATCAGCAGCCACAGCGGGTCTGTTTGAGTTAGTGCCGCCAGAAACTAGCGGGTGTGCCGTTGAACACAGAGTCTGTCCGTCACCATAAGTAGTACCTGCTGCAAACGCATTATTAAGAATGGTAGCTGCTTTAACTTGCTTGGTGTACGCCATTGCTCGGGCCAAAGCCTTCGTATATCTTGCTGATAACGAGTCATACAGATTATCTTCGATTGCTTCTTCCGTAATCGAAAATCCCATAGCAATAGTTTCGTGCGTGTACCTTGCGGTGAACGCCTCTTGTGCGTTGTCATACTCAATTGCAGCGCCTTCGTCTTTGACGGGGGCAGCAGAAAAGCCTGACAACTTGGTTTCTTCTTCAAAAGAACGGTCAGAAGTCTCTGATTCAAAGATTTCTTTATGCTCTTCTCCATACTTAGCATACTCCATTCCGAACAAAGCGTTCAGTCCGGGCAGGAGTTCTTTAAGTAATTGCGCTCTTGAAATAGCCATTTCTTAACTCTCCTTATACGCCAGTGGTGTTGGCAAATGCGTGACCTGCGTTCCACTTAACATACGCTTCCGTAAACCCGCCAGAAGAGTTCTTGGTTTCTTCAACCAACTCAACAATACGGAAAGGGAGCGTAGCTGTGGTAGCAGATGTATCTGAAATAGCACTAGCAGAATTACCTGTTACGGTGCTTCCGCTATTGTTTACTCCAGCGACATTTGCGCCAATATCAGTGATAGCCAAGTCACCAATCGTTGTACCGGAAGATACAACAGCAACCTTGAACAATACGTCCGTAGCATCGCATACATACGCTTTAATATCTGAAGCGGCTGTGCTTGCTGGGTAGTATTGTCTAAAAGTCACTTGTGAAGTGCTTGGGTCGGTGTAAGTTACACCCATGAAAACTCCAATAGGAGTCATGGCAGCATCAAACGTATCACGCTCGACAGTGCCTCCAGTAACTAACTTGACAGCATCCCCGTAGAAAATGTCCGTCGCATAACCGCTGGCTATGCTGTATTGACGAACTGTGCCTACATAAGGAACACCACTAAGCAGTTTTACTGGCTTTAGCCCATAAGGGGCATCAACTGTTGGATAAGCCATGTTAACCTCTTAACAAAAAATTTAAGTTCCTTTACCAAAATTGGTAACTTTAGTTGTGCGCTCGTTGAATAATGGCATACGAGGGTCGTTTTCGCGCATAAGGTTATTGTCAACAGAGTTCATCTGTTGCCTAGTTTGGTTTTCGTAATAATCATTACGCTCGTTAACCAACTCTTCTGGAGCTTTACAAAGCAACAAACCACCCTGCAATACATTACCTTTGAACCTTTCGTCCGTATCAGTTAATGCAAATTCTGGATGATCTTCTGCTTTTACAGGCTCCCAACCTTCACGTAATTTTGAGGAGACGTTAGTGGCATCAGTTACTCCAAGAGTAGCAATCCGCACCCAACGAAACTCGTAGCCGTCCTGCGGTTCCGGGTTGCTTAACACATCCGGTTTAACCCAGTGTCGCTTACGAGTTTTCGTATCGCGTGTTTCGTGATCTCTTTTAACTCTATTTTCAGCCATCACTATCCCTCAGTTTTATTTAATGCAGCCATTTGTTTGGCGTATTCTTCGAGTGGAACTCCCAATTTCCTTGCTATGGCTTGTGCAGATTGCGATAGTCTTACTTTCTTAGGACTTGTGCTCCGCGCTGCGGGTGCAACTACATTTGACCTTGGCTTGGGTTTCTCTACTTCTTCTGCCCCTCCTTCATTAAAGTAGTCAGGGTAGAAAGATCGCATACGAACATCAATTTGTTCATAGTAAGTATCCTCCTGTGGCGTTATGTCGTTCCTCATTAGCGATTGGTGTATCGCCATTGCAACATCTCGCATATCTTGGTTTTCTTTAAACCAAGGGTTGTCATTCGCCCATTTTTCGGCTCTGGGGTCAGCAACTCTTGATTGTTGTACAGGAGTTTCTTCTTCTTGTAAAGGCGGCAACGCAAAGTTGTCCAGCCTATCAGAACGTATCTTAACGTTAGTCAGAGCTTCCTGTGCTTCTACCACACGATCTGCTTCTCCTGACTCATACGCTTCTTTATACGTTTGTTTCGCTGCTTCTAATTCAGACTCCGTAGCACGTTTAGCCTGCTCTAAAAGAGCTTCCTGATTCTTGTTAACAGTACCTTTTAACTCTTTATTCTCATCAATAAGTCGTTGGGCATACTGTTCTAGTTCTTCACGCTCTCTTTGAGCCGATTCCTTTGCCCGCCGTTCATCGTGATAGCCCTTACTAAAATGTTTGATTCGTTGTTGAACCTTCTCAGAATAGTCGGCTAACTCATCATCTGTAACATCAGACGGGGGTTCAGAAGGTTTACGGTTGCGATCTGCTTTAGGAGTATCGTCGTATACCTCGACTTCAACTTTATCTTCTACTTCTGGTTCTACTTCCGGCTCTGGCTCTTTGTAATCCTCTGCCGTTTTCTTACCAGATAAATCTATTTCAACCTCGCCCGAATCTTCCACTTCTATTGCTGCATCCTCTTGTTCATCTTCAGGGAACTCAAATTCTACTTTCTGAAATGCCATGTCTTACTCCCTATACTCGCTCTATACCACGATGGTCAGCCACAACTGCTTCGATTGAATCATCATTCATCAGTCGGTACTCTGAACCATCAATAGTAAACCTAGTGCCAGTATTAGCGCGAAACATAACATAATCCCCGGTTTTACACCAAGCCCCAGTAGGGAATCTATCCTCATCTGAGTATGCCTGTTTGCCCATATCAATCACCACTCCGATAATCGACATGACTTGTTCGTTATTTTTAGTAGTAACTGATTTTAGTAAGTCAGTTCCTTCAAACGCCTCTTCCACTTGAGGCATTGCTACTAATACCTTATACCCAACGGGTACAGGTAATTGTGCTTCAAACTCTTCTTCCGTTATGCTCGCTTGCGCGGTATCAGTCATCTTCGTACTCCATATTGCGCGAAAGGTCTTCGATATAGCCCAAGCAGGTGTCCAGACCTCGTAATAACCCTGCCGTTTCCTTATACTGAGAGAAGTCCTTTACCGCTCCCCCCACCAAGAAATTTGTTGCAGAAGCTTTATCAGCTTCGATTCGCTCTCTTAAAACATCTAATACGGTCTTAGCCACTAGGTATCTCTTTTAGTGTCTTTAACTGTTTTAAGAAGATCCAAGTCTAATTTAGTGCTGTCTTTTCTACGATCAGCTGCCAGTTTAGCCCCGGCTTTCTGTGCATCGATTTGAAGTTCCTTCTCATCAAGTTCAAGTTGTTTCGCATCAATCATCGTATCTGCTTGATCTTTCTGCGTTTTTCTCTGTAGATCTGCTGCTTGTAACTGCGTATCAGCCTGATCTTTCTGTGCTTTACGCTGCACTTCTTGTTGTCTGACTTGCAGTTCTGCTTGCTTTAACTGAAGCAGTGGATCTTGTGCTTGCTGCTGTGCTTTCTGTTGTGCTGCCTTCTGCTGGTTGGCTTGCGATACTTGTTGCCCAGCTTGCGCCACCACACGAGCCAGATTGACTTCGACCTCTTCCGACAACTCTGAGTTCGGTGCAGGTAGTGGAGCACCCATCTTTTCTTCGACCTGCTGGCGATACAAGAACGCCATATGCTCCGCAAGGTGCGCCTGTAGTGCTGCCATGATCTGCTGCCCTTTCGGATTCTGACCGATCATCTGAGCTACCATCGGATCTTGCATAAACGCTCTGTGTGCAGCGATATGTGCTTCGTGGTCCTGATAGATAAATGCTCTTAAAGGTTTACCATTAAGGGCGTCCATGTTCTCACTGACCGGATCGGTAGGTTTAGCGTCATCTTTAGTCGGAACAAGTTTATCGGCATTCTTAACGCCTAGTACTTCGATCATCTGTCTATGTAGCTGTGGCAAGTCATATATCTGTGGTGCTGACTGTGACATCTGCAATACAGCCTGATACTGAACCACCCGCTGTGCCATCGTAGAACTATTCGGATCACTGACGGGTATGACATCCACCATCATGTAATCAGCCTGCCGTGCTGTGACAGAACCTCTTATAGGCTCATAAGAATATTCTGGCGGTGCATACTCTGCCATGATTGACTTGAGCATCTTAAACTCTTGCTTCATGGCGTAGTGGACACGAGCCTGTACCGCAGCCATCGGCTTCAGCGTTCTTTCCAATAATGCGAGTGTCGTACCCACAGGAGCATTAGCTGACATATCAGAAATATTCATATCACTGATAGCCCCTAACCGCCTTCCTTCCTGCGTTATCTGATTCAATAAAGCTAAGAGTGTTTGACTAGGCTCTTTATAAGGAAGCGCCATGATATTATCGCGTATGCTTCCAGACGGTACATCCACATCCTTGAACTCACCCGGCTCTATGGGCGCATCATCTCCTTTGATACGCAGCCCACGAGTTTTTAGACCCCCCGGTAAATTAGAAAGTGTGCCAGCGTCCACCAACTGCCGTATAAGTGACGTACCTGCTTTAGCGTACCCCCCTATTATATGTATCAGACCTAGACCGTAAAACCCAAACCCCGGCACATATACGTAATGTACGAAATGCTGGCGCTTTAACATCAAAGGATCGTCAGGGTTCCAGTTACGTCTTATAGCTAAAACTTCAGAAGAACCACGTTCTATTGTTACCACATAAGGTTTAGCAATCTCGTCATCGGAGTCGTCTACACCCTCAATCACCAGATCTGCGTGTATCTCATACACCGCGTACCGATCATCATCTGTTATAGAATACCCACCTTCTTCCGCTTTACGTTCTTCTATATCTGTGTGGTACGGCTGCGGCTCACCAAGATCTACCTCTTTGTAAAATCCTGATGCTTGTAATTTTTTAAGCTCGTTCTTTGTCTTACGCATTACGTGAGTCACACGCTCTGCGCTCTCTACATTAGACGCTCCGTAAGGGACGATGACATCTTCGGCTGGTATGTACATAGCCATCTGCCGACCGATATTCGGATCATAGTAGACTTTCTTAAACGCTGACCCAGCCAGACCAAGACTATAGAGTAGTCGTTCATGCTCCGGTCTGTATTCGACCATGCGCTCTGTAAGCTCGTAGTTCATGTCAGCTTTGACACGTTGCGCGGCTTCGTCCTTCTCCTTAGTCTCTTCTCCTAAAATCTTTACTCGGACGGGGCCAGCGGCGGGGAAGGTTTCACTCATTGCCTCTGCTTGGAAACGTATAGCCGCTTCTGCTAAGACAGTAGAATAAACACCGCAGGCTCCTTCCCAAGGATCATTACGTTCTTCGTATTGGAACCCAAGAACATCTAAACCTTTTACAAACGTATCAGCCCAATCTTTTCTGCTGGCTGTGTCTGCGTCTACAGAACCTATCAAATCGTCGGATAAACCATTAAGCGTGGAGTCATCTAATACTTCAGCCAGATTGTCATCAAAGGCAACCATGTCACCTACATCAGCGTCAGGGACGATGGTTATCTCAACGCTGCCGTCATCAAGAGTAACCATCTCAGGGTTAACGATCTCTATTTCAAGACCCTCTTCCTGTTCTAACGCTGCCTCATCAATCCCTGTTGGGGCCGAATATAGTCCTTTCTCTACTGCCATTAGTAATACCCACCCCTGCGTTGTTTGAAGTACCGTATATCCTCTGGCTCATCAGTGGGCAATCGTATAAACCCGCCCTGTCTAAATCTCATAAGCGCCATCACTGTTGAGTCAACTAAGTCATCATGGCTCATAAACGGAAAACCTGCAATTTCTTCGATTACCTCTTCTGCCCACCGTGTAGGAGGAACCCACACCAAACCAGACGCTACAATATCAGATACTGAATTTAATCGTGCAAGTTTATCACCTGATCCTCTATGGGGGGTATACTCAGATACAGGCAATCCCATACGCCTCATCTCCTGATACAAGGCCGTACCCGAACTCTTCTTCTCCACAATGAATGCGTCTGGCTCCCACTCGGCATACTCCTCCATAGCCAAGTCTTTTAGCTCTGGAAACTCCATCCGCTTCTTGATGCTGTTAAGGAGGATGATGTTATACGCTTCATTCTCTTCATTGAGAAACACACCCCACGTAGTTAACGCTGTGTAGTCAGCCCTGTTGTGAGTTTCTGCTGCTGCGTCCAATGACATGATAACGTACTCACAAGACGGTGGATCACCCTGCTCCCACATCTGCCACCACTCACGTTTGACCAGTGCGGCTTCTTCTGCTGTCGGTTCCTGCTGATACTGAGCATTCCACTGGAATGTAGGCATAGATGCCTTGGTTCTGAGTAGTGCTTCAAGGTCAAAGAACTCAGGCCATAACGGTTTCTGTATTGGTTCTCCTGTTTCTTCGTCATCAATATCAAGAATCGCTGGGAACTCTACCACTTCGTACTGGTCAGCCCGCTCATTCTGCATCATATCCTTAGTTACACGCCCTGTTAGGTCATCCATGTGCCATCTGGTCTGTATTATGGCTACTCTACCCCCCGGCATAAGACGAGTTCGAGCACCAAAGGTAAACCAATCGTATGCTTTGGAGAAAACCTCGAAGTTGCCGTTGATTACGTCCTGTTCTGAGTGCGGATCGTCCACTAATAGTAAATCTGCGCCCCTACCAGCGATAGATGAGCCAATACCACAGGCATAATACTCACCACCTGCGTTAGTATTCCACCTTCCTGCTGATTTTGAGTCGATTGCCAGCTTTACTGTAGGGAATATCGAGGAATATTCATCTGTAGAGATCAAATTTCGCACTTTTCGACCAAAATCCACCGCCAAATCGGTAGTGTGGGACACCATCATCACTTTTTTGTTCGGATTACGCCCCAAAAACCACGCCGGGTACATAATAGATACTAAATTCGACTTACCATGCCGTGGTGGTATGTTCACACAGATCCGATCTTTGTTACCCTGCTCAATAGACATGAGCATATCGGCTAACAAGCGGTGATGTTTACCCACAATGAAGTCCGACTGCATTCTTTTACAAAATTCTATGAGATCATCGTAAGCTGCTTGGTTCGCTCGGCGCTCTGCAAGCTCATCCACGATCTTATCAATCTCTAAAATCTCTTCTGCGGTGTAGTTATCAAGATTATCCAGCATCTGCTGGACCTCTTCTTCCGTAAAACTAAAAGCTGGCTCAGTCATCGTACTCGTCTGGGCCAAATTCTGCATCTACATCCAAAACTTCACCGTCAAGCTCCACACTTTGTGTGTACTCAGCATCCACTACGTCTTCTACTTCGATAATCTTTTCGAGTTTACTACGTAACTTATCACGTAGATCCTCTGTAGATTGGTGGGTAACGGTGACTTCTGACTTCTCTGCGAATAGCCCTACGTCTGAGATCTTACCTAGAAGCTCCAAAGCTCTCATTCGGATGCGTGGGTCTTGGTTTTCAGACTCTATAAGTAGTTTGTTTGTTACTAGGTGGCGTATCTGGACTGCGCTTTCTGCAACTGAGTGACCGAACTGCTTTAAGATTGTGTCGGTAAGCACTAATGCAGGTGGTGTTATCTTAGCTGCCTTAGCATTCGATACAGACTTAGATGTTTTTTCAGGGTCGTCGGCGTAAGACACCGCTAATTTTGCAGCTACTTCTTCGTCTTCGCTGGTAGGCTCTATATTCAATCCGTGTTCTGACAATTCCAACGCAGTATTACAAGCGGCTTCAGCCCGCTCTTTCAAATCCATGTTCGTTATTCCGTCTTCCAACGGAACGCCGATTTCCGGTTTCAGAAGCATCGTCATATTTTCGCTGACCTGTGGTCGTTTTGCGAAATATACAGGAGGGGGACACAGAGGAAAAGTGAGAATTATTTGAAATGTTACTTTTTTTATTTTAGTGGCGCATAAGTTTTTAATTGTAACTTGTTATATGTGAATAGTTAGAAGTGAAAGAAATTAAGCCCGCCTAGTTTAATTTTACAAAAAAATTTTTTTCAAGGAGGTTTGGGACTCCAAAGGGGGGTGTTTCCATATATGAGGGGGGTGGGGGTCGAACTCAGAGAAAAACGGATTTGTTTGAGGAAATTAGTAATATACAGACACGCATACAGCTGCGACGTACAGCGGGCCATAGGGGTGGGGTGGGTAATGTTATAACCAGTTATAACAAAAGTTGCGTGTAACTTCTTATATGTTACAATGTACGGAATCCCGCTCATGTCGAGACGGGTATAAACAGGAAAAGTACTATGGCTACAACATACAACAAAGCACAACTAGCAGAATTGACAGCGTTTGCAAAGGGTGAGGAAAAGCAGAGCAACCAAATTGCAAAGCTCAATAAGCTCGGTTTTGAATTTGCGGATTTCAGAAAATCGCACGAAGATTGCAACGTTGATAATTTCGCCGTGTGTCGCGAGGCGATCATTGCTGGGCTACCAGCAAAATCCCGGTCTCTCATATGCATGGCATCGCGTGAAGTACCAGCGCACCAACGCGAGGCGCGACGTACAGCGCAACAATCTATAGGTGCTTACATGGGGCGTGCTTATAAGAGCTTGAAAAAGCTCCAGTCTGACAGCGAGGGCGAGGCCGTGGAAGTAACAGAGCTTTACAAAATCCAGCAAGTACTGATCGGCCTAGTAAAACGCGCCGGGAAAGATAATTCTGGAGTAAGTAAAAAGGCGATTGCTGGCATGAACGCGGCTCTAGAAATGCTCGGTTAATCTCAAACTACATAGGACAATCAAGGGGGCTTCGGCTCCCTTTTTTGTGTCCAAATTTTCTATCCATGTAACATCTCACCAGATCTAATTTACCCAACCCAGTTATCCACAGGCAGCAGATATTTTTTATCTTTGATAACAGTTCCCTTGTTGCGCTGCGCCTCTGGTTTGCGTGGCCCCTGATAACAGTTCCCCCGTTGCGTTGCGCCTCATTGTTATAACCAGTTATAACAAATTGCTTTGTAACCAATGTTCCCTTTTTTAATTGCAAAAAGGAACAAATGAAGCGTGGTTTCTGATGGTATCTGATGGTATGTAATATATGTTTGGTAGTAGGATAGAAGCATATTTTTATAATGTTCCCTTTTTCAAAAAAATTATGAAGCAAGATAAATTTAAGGGGGCTTCTTTGCGTATTGTTCCCTTTACACACCCTTTACGTCCCAACCCAAGCGGTCCTTCATAATTTTCAAAAAACCGGAACATTAGAACATTACTTTATTTTCAAGCACTTGCCAGCCTACCTAACGGAACATTACGGAACATTTCATTAGAAGTCATTACATGGGACTATTAACTATTTTATGGTAACACTTGACATTACCTACTAGATGTGAGAAGATACATGATGGCTAGCGTACCTCACGGTTTACGCTTGTCTGTAACAGGTTATATCCTTTTATAGCATATGCGTATTTGTTATAACTGGTTATAACATTTTATAAACTAAGAAGTAGGAGATCGTATGCAGATTATTGCACTGTTTGTAGGTGGCATATTGTTCGGAGCTTCGACGATTGGCATATGTGTTATTGGTCCCACGGCTACGGCTTGGACCTTACCGCTTGTATCAACGCTCGGATGTTTCGCGGTATCGCTTGGGCTTATCTTGATGGGTTCCATCAAATCACTGTAGGAGAAGTTAATGGAAAGAAGAGAATACGAAGGTTGGTATAACTACGAAACTTGGCAGTGTGCGCTCTGGTTAGACAATGACAGAGATCTCTATCATGCAGTTAAGTTCTGCTCTGATGAAGAGGAGTTACGAGAGCTTGTTCACGACCATCTATATGAAGATATGAAGAGTGCCGCGAGTCTAGCTACTGACATCGTGAACGCTTGGATGACCGAAGTTAATTACAACGAGATCTGGAACAGATACGAAGAGGCGAATGCCAAGGAGAAAGATGATGAATGATGTTATAACCAGTTATAACAATGAGAAGCCCGACCTCAGTGATATGCCATCACTGTCGAAGTCGGCTAGGTTGGTGTTGCTCAACATTAGTTGTTGGACCGCACGTAAGAAGAACAAAAAAGAGTCTGAGAAAGTGGCGATTGCTAACGGTGCTGACCCCAAAGCGGTGTCAGTCAACAACGGCCTGATGGCTACATCGGTCGAGTTGGATCAGTTGCAAAAGCACGTTGGGTTATGGCGTAAAGCACACACACGTTTGACCGCTCCGTGGATGGGTACGGGTTATGCTTTCCTACCCAATGCCGCTTGGATGATGAAGTACCAGAAAGAGATGAGTGTGTTCTCTAATAAGTATGACTCGTTACTAGCATCGTTCCTGAGTAAGTACGAGCAGGATCGCATTACTTCGATGGCTGCGTTGGGTAACATGGCTGATATGTCGAACTACCCTGACCTTCTGACCGTAAGAAGAAAGTTCAAGTGGTCACTGACATACCATCCTATATCTGAGGTAGATACAGGTGACTCGTTCCTAGATGATCTCGAAGACGATCAACGTGCATACATGGAAGAACAGCTGGGCGATACCATGCGAGGGCAACACGAGAAGTTCTTACATGAAGCAATGGACGGTATGGTCAACAGTATCTGGGCTAGGTTGTACGACAATCTTACAAGACTGAGTTCTAATCTTAGGATTCAAGAGGACGGTACACCCGGTAGGATACACGAGTCGGTGTTCAATACGACTGTCGAGTTGGTGAATATGATGCGTGAGTTCAATGTATCAGGTAATCCTCAGTTGGATGCCATGCGTCAAGAGTTGGAGTCAGCATTAGCTGGCGTAAGTGTGGAAGGTATCAAGCACAGCAGTACGCTGCGTGAAGTTACCAAGGGCAAGGTTGATTCTGTCAAAAGCAGGATCGAAGCATTGCCGAGTTTGGATCTGTAGTAACAATTAACATAAACAACAAAGTAAGGAGATTGCCATGCTAGGGAATATGCATAGCTTAGGTTTGGATCAGTGTTCGGAGTTAATCAAAGCGATAGGCAGTGAGGTCACTGTTCTACTGCGCGGTGACATGGGTAACGGTAAGACATCTGTAGCGAAGACGTTACAGGAAGACTTGCCAGAACATATTCTGTGTATGCTCGACTGTAGTAGTTTGGATCTGGGTGATCTGGCGATACCCAACCTCTCGCAAGCAGAGACAGAGAAGTATGTGTCGTTTGCTGTCAACGAGGCGTTGGGCCTACATCTGGGTAAGCCGGTGATCGTGTGTCTCGATGAGTTCGGTAAAGCGAATCCAGCAGTGAAGACTGCGTTATGTCGGTTCATGTTAGAACGGCAGTTCGGTACGTTGTCTCTACATCCTGACTCGATTGTGTTTGCTACCACGAACAAGGGTGCTGAAGGTGTGGGTGACTTGTTACTACCACACCAGCGTAACAGGATTGCGATTGTGGATGTACGCAAGTCTACGGCTGAAGAGTGGGTGATATGGGGTATCAACAACGGTATCGATCACTCGCTACTAGGTTGGGTCAAACAGAATCCGCAAGTGTTACAGTCATTCGAGGATGTCGAGAATCCTGATGACAACATACATATCTTCCATCCCAAGGCACAACGTGAGTCGTTTGTCACACCAAGAGCGTTGGAGTTAGCGAGTAAGATATTACACCGACGAGCTTTGTTCGATGGCGATACGTTGAAAGCAGCATTGGCTGGTGTGATCGGTGCTCCATCGGCCCAAGACTTCTACTCGTTTCTTACACTGGCTAATAAGTTGCCGTCCTTGGAGTCGATCAAAGCCGATCCCAATACAGCGACATTGCCTGATACTCCAGCGACCAAGTGTATGACTATCTATCGTGGGCTGGCTGCTATCGAGCGAGATTGGGTGGATGCATGGATGACGTATCTATTGCGATTCGATCCAGAAGCACAGGCATTGTTTGTGAAAGGTGCGCTGAACGAGAAGTATCCAAAGCGTAAGATGATGATGCACAACAGCAAGTTCTGTGATTGGGCTGTAGACAACGGTTGGATCAACGCACAAGCAGTAAAGAAGGGGGTATAACGTGTTAGCTATACATCAAGAGTTGACCATCGATCAACGGCTGACCAAAGCATACATCGATGTTATGAATCACCCACGCTACATGGCGTTGGGTCCGTTGTTGTTGCATGGCAAGCGCACGATTGTTGACGATCCTAGTGTCACTGCACGTACCAATGGCAGAGACATCGAGTATGGTAAACAGTTTATCGAGTCGCTAGATGACTACGAGCTACGGTTTCTCATACTACATGAGGTCTATCACAAGTTGTTCCGACACCTTACTACGTGGAAGAACTTACACGATAAGAACTTCCGTCTGGCAAACCAAGCGTGTGACTACAACATCAACGGCAAGCTGGTAACAGAGAACAAGGATGACGGCTTCGCTACGATGCCACGCACTCCAGACGGTAAGATGATCGGCTTGTATGATGAGCGGTTCAGAGCAGGTTCCGATTGGATGCCTTCTGACATTATCTTCGAGATGCTAGAAGAAGATGAAGAGAATGGCGATCAGCAGGGTAATCCATCTGGTGGTGGTGGTGGTCAACCACTGGACGAACACGATTGGGAAGGTGCGGTTGACATCTCAGAAGAGGAGGCCAAAGAGATCGAAGCCGAAATCGAAGAGGCGATACGGCAGGGTGCGATGATGGCTAAGACTTGTGGTGGGGGCGAGAATGCCAACATCGATGGGCTACTCAAACCCCAAGTTAACTGGCGTGATGTGTTACGTGAGTTTGTAGAGACAACGTGTTCTGGTAACGACTACTCGACATGGAAGCGACCTAACCGACGATATATCGGGGCTAACGTGTACTTGCCTAGTGGTATCAGCGAGACAGCCGAAGAGCTACTCATTGCTTGTGATATGTCGGGTTCGATAGGTCCGAAAGAACGTCGAGTGTTTCTATCTGAAGTAGTCAGTGTATGCGAGGTGATGAAACCGCAACGAGTTCGGATTGTCTATTGGGGTTCTATTGTACCGAAAGAAGAAGTGTACGAGGCCCACGAGATATCCGAGATCATGCAACGTACCCAGCCGGTTGAGGGCTACGGTACAAACATCGACACTGTGACAGCTTATATGCAAGCTAACAATGTCCGACCCACGGCAGCTATCATACTTACTGATGGTTGCTTTACTGGTTGGGGGCAATGGCACTGTCCAGTTCTATGGGCGTTGGTTGACAACGAGGACGATATGCCTGACTGCGGTAAGGTTGTGCGTATCAAAGCGAGGTATCTGACATGAGAATTGACAGATTCAACATAGAGAAGCATAAGCATTTGCTTGTGCGTAGCGTGATGCGAAGAGAGGGTGGAGACCCAGTGCAGGAAGCTGTACTCGACGCAGCGTGTAAGGGGCAAACCCTATTTGATTTGAAAGAATGGAATAGGTTATTGCGTGGGTTAGATACGTCCGACCTGACGGTTGGCGATCTAGTTGGTATATAACAAGTTATAACCAGTTATAACATTGAAGACAATCTATACGATTGTATAAATAAAGAGGTAAGAAACATGAACAGTAGTGATTTTAGAAAAGAAGTAAAAGATCTAACACCGATAGAAGTGTGCGACGAGAGGTTCCCATCCACTATGGATGATTTCATCGCAGCACTGAAACCGAAGCTTGATGGGCCTTTCGGTAACAGGGATGTGCAGTTCGGTGTAAGTGGAGACGGCTATCGCCCTCACAAAGTGTGGGTGTATGACAAAGTAGAGCACTACGCCATGGGTTACATTCGAGTGAGCGAAGAGCAAGGCTATAATGAGTATGACCGCTCGAAGAGTAGGCCGTTATACATTGTGGGGTCTAGGCTTATCACGAATGGTAAGGGGTACGACCATAGGCATGAGAACAAGAGTAGTAATCTTAAAGCGGCTGTGGGTAAGGCGTTACGTGGTTTACATAACTATAGTTTGTCGGACATGGCTCAAGTCTGGCTTATTGATTTTAAAGGCAGGGTGTCTGAAGAGGCTCATGGCCTTAGATCAAAACAAAAAGAAGTGATTAGTGAGATCCTTGGAACGCCGATGAGTTCTGTTAACAGTTCGATGTTCTATCAACGTCCGTTAGCTAAACTGGCTTACCTGATGATCGACCAAATAAAAGAGATGGACTCAGAGCTTGCAAATAAGCTGTTACGTGTTCAGCAGTATGATGCCGAAGTAGAAGAGGCGAATATGTACAAACAAAAGAGTGCGTTTGTCTTTGTTACGCCGACTGAGTATCGATGTTTGTTCAACGTAACTGAAAGCCCTTGGGGTTCTGCTAGTACGCTGGCAGAAAACACACGCATCTTTTCAGCAACGGATAAGCCCGCGTTTCTTAGTAAGCTAGCAGTGCTTGCAATGTTGAATCCATTTGACTACGAAGATGGCATTGGTATGAAGGTGGACGATAACATCTTTTTCATTCACTAATGAGCCAAGGAACACAATACAGTACGACTTACTTTGTTCTAGTAGACAAAACTACAGGCGTATGTATGATAGATTGTATTGGTCTAGGATGTGTTGATGCACCGCATACAGGTACGTATGCATCTGTGGACGAACTACCCGACATCTTTAGGAAGAGGATTGCGGTCCTCTCCATGTTGGAACATTCCAACGATGAGGTGTCGGGGGTTGGTCAGCGGTTTGATGAAAGCACATATTGGGTTCACATTTGATAACAGTTCCCACGGAGAAAGTATGGGCAAAGTAATCATCGAGTTTGATGAGGATGATTTGGAGAAACTATTCGAGACGCAACATAGCATATTGGAGACGATGCTACGTATCGAGACATTGTTAAAGGAGAAAACGAAAAATGACACCGGAAGCAAAAGTAAAACGAGTCGTAACAAAGCATCTTAAATCAGTAGGTGCGTATTACTTCTTTCCTGCAACAGGTGGTTACGGTAAGAGCGGTGTACCCGATATTGTCGGGTGCTTTAGGGGGAAGTTCTTTGGGATAGAGTGCAAGGCAGGTGGTAACAAGCCTACCGCACTGCAAGAAAAGAATCTTCGGGAGATTGCTGATTGCGAGGGGATTGCATTGGTGGTCAACGAAGAAAACATGAATGACGTATTAGATCTAATCGATGCAAACCCAGCGCAGTTGGAGTTTGACTTTGAAGATACGCTATAAACTAAAGGTACGTTTCCCGCCCAAAAGATAGGTAGTACGTAGTAATACGTTATATGGAGAATCCTACCGCTGTGTTTTGTACACTACTGGTACTTAAAATACAGCAGTAGGGGAAACAAACGGAGAAAGTAATGAAGAATAAACACGGACAAACGCCACAAGAAGTTACACGGGCCAATGTCTTACAGCAGCTACGCTTCATGGCAACGGACGATGAGTACACGGAACTAAGGGATCAGAACGAGAACACTTCATTATTCCTACGAGAGGTGCGAAAGCATTACGCCAAAATAAACAATAGCCTAGCTTATAGGTGGGGAATGGATGAGAACACTATTGATATGAAGGAGGTCAAATGAAGCTCTATAGAATCGATACTGGAGAAGGTTGGCACTACGCTAAAACCAAAGGAGCTTTAAAACGTGCTCTGGTAGAGCTAGAGGCAGAATATGCAGATGTGAGTATTTTAGAGTTTCACGTTAATAGTAGGGGGATCTTTGATGCTTTACGCGAGGGTGCTAATGCCGCTGGTGGGCATCTAGACGGGTACCCAAGTGTTTATGGAGAGCCTGACTATGAATGATGAAGAAGAACTAGAATACGTTGTGTGGTGTACGCACTCCGGTGATAAGTCACGTACTACGTTTGGGCCGTTCCCAAGTAAGTATTTTGCAGAGCATTTTATTTTGAACTACGGCTTTACCGAAGGGGTGTACAACCTCAAAGCCGTTCCACTTAACCGCATAGAAATAAAGGTGAAAGATGACGGAGAAGAAGAAACGAGGTCGGCCTCGCAAACAACCCACTAATGCAGTGGTGGGTGATAAAGCTGGTAACAACGTTACAACTGGAAACGATAATGTAGCGGTTGGTGTAACGTCGGACGGTAGTAGTGCTGACTATTACGTGTTACCTGCAAAGGCAAAAGAGTTACAGGATCTCATCTCGTTTAAAAACATGAACGCACAGATCGGTGAGATATTTAGGTCATGCTATCGTTACGGTCAGTCTTCGCACAGCAACGAGCTACGCGATGCGAAGAAAATTAAATTCTATATCGACGCTGAAATAAAGCGTCTGGAGAGGATAGATGAAACAACAGGGCGAAAAAGAGTTTGAGGTTATTTATAACAAGATAACTTCTCACAGGGTTGTCGTGTATGCAACTAACGAAGAGGTGGCGCGATATAAGGCGATTGATGGTGAGTGTTTGCCGTTGCGTAAAGCACAAGTGACAGAAAAGAACGTAGTCAAAGTAGTCGAGAGACAGGAGAAGGAGTAACCGTGGATCTAATCACACTGGATTTTGAAACCTTTTACGACAAGGATTTCTCACTTTCTAAACTAACAACCGAAGAATATGTACGTGATCTACAGTTTGAAGTCATCGGTGTAGGCGTGAAAGTCAACAACGGTGCTACCGAATGGGCAAGCGGAACCCATGAAGAGATTGCGGAATATTTTGAAGGGTTTAATTGGGCTTCCAGTATGGTTCTGGCACACAATACTATGTTCGATGGTGCTATTTTATCTTGGCTATTCGGCATTAAACCTAAAGTATGGGCTGATACTTTATGTATGGGCAGAGCCGTTCATGGCATTGAAGTTAGTGGTAGTCTGAAAGCACTGGCTGAACGCTATGGTATTGGAGAGAAAGGGACTGAGGTTTTAAACGCTAAAGGTAAAAAGCGTGGAGACTTTACCGAAGAAGAGCTAAGTCGTTATGGCGATTACTGCATTAACGATGTTGAGCTTACCTATCAACTATTCACGCAGATGATAAACGGTTTCCCAAAACAAGAACTCAAGATCATTGACGCTACACTGCGTATGTTCATACACCCTATTCTGGATTTAGATTTAGGTCTCTTAGAATCACACCTAGAGGATATTGTAGATAAGAAAGACGATCTGTTGATGGAAGCTAATGTCTGTAAGAAAGATCTTATGTCAAACGAAAAGTTTGCGAATCTTCTGATAGCGCATGGTGTGGAGCCGCCAATGAAGATTAGTCCGACTACTGGTAAGGAAACATACGCATTTGCTAAGACTGACGAAGGATTCAAAGCGTTACAAGAGCATGAGAACGGTGACGTTCAAAATCTTGTGGCTGCTAGACTTGGTAACAAAAGCACGCTAGAGCAGACACGGACGCAAAGGTTTATTGACATAGCCAAGCGTGGGTTACTACCTGTACCTGTAAGATATTATGCTGCACACACTGGTAGGTGGGGCGGAGACGACAAGATAAATCTTCAGAACTTACCCAGCCGTGGACCCAACGGCAAGATGTTGAAACGTGCGATCATCGCGCCGGAGGGACATACGTTAATTGACTGTGACTCGTCACAGATAGAAGCACGAGTGCTAGCTTGGTTGGCAGGACAGTCGGATCTCGTTGATGACTTTGCTAATAAGAAAGATGTCTACGTTAAGATGGCTTCTATTATATACAACACACCCGAAGAAAAGGTTACGAAAGACCAGCGGTTTGTAGGTAAGACTACAATCTTAGGGGCTGGGTATGGTATGGGTGCAATGAAGTTTCAATCACAACTCAAAGCTTTTGGTTTTGATATGGAGCTTGAAGAGGCCCGAAGAGTCATACAGGTTTATCGAGATACCAACTGGAAGATCAGTGCATTTTGGCGTGAAACACAAGAACTAATACACCAACTTGCGAATTGGAAATCTACGGTACTAAAAGAAACAAACCTCATTCGCTCCGTTGGTGAAAAACAATCTATACTACTACCGTCAGGATTGCTCATGCGTTACGAAGACCTAGAAGGTGAGATGTCCGACGAAGGTAGGATGGAATACTCGTATAAGACAAGGCGAGGCCGAACCCGAATCTACGGTGGGAAGTGTGTGGAGAATATCTGCCAAGCGGTTGCACGTTGCATCATCGCTGAACAGATGTTGTTACTTCATAAGAGTAATCTTCAACTGTCTCCTGTGTTAACGGTGCATGACTCAATCGTCGTGTGTGTACCGAGCGATAGTTTAGAGGATGGAAGATGGTATGTGGAAGAATGTATGAGGACTGTTCCGGGTTGGGCCAAGGGACTACCGCTAGACTGCGAAAGCGGTATCGGTCAGGCATATGGAGACTGTGAATAATGAGTGTAGTAGGTAGGCATGAGCGCCTCTACAAGGTTATAGATGGCGAAGAATACAAGTTATGTGCACTTTGTAAGCAGTTCGTAGTGTTGGCTAACTGCACTTTAGGGAAAGTGAGGTTTGATGGACGTAGAAACTATGAAAATTGCAAACCGTGTGTAAACAAGAAAAGAAAAATATATAGGCAAGCACCAAGACATAAAGAAGTAAAACGTGCTTGGGAAGCAGCCAACCGTGACAAAGTACGAGCGGGAAACAAGATCGCGTCTACTAAATACATTCGCTCAGAAAAAGGGAAAGCCACTCGCGCTAAGTATAACGCTGCTCATGCAAAAAAACTAAGGGAAGATAACAGGCAATATAGTAAAGAGAAAGTAAAAAATATTTCAGACGCTTACGCTCGTCAAATGTTAGCTGTTTATAGCCCCTTAAAAGGTTCGCAGTTTTCCCAAGAAATTGTTGACGCTAAAAGAGAACTAATAAAATTAAGAAGAGAACTTAAAGGAGACCAATATGAAAGACGTCGTAGAACTACGTAAGCACTTATCAGAAGTATTTGATGAGCTTCGTTCGGGTAGCATATCAGCTAACGAAGCCTCTGAACTAGCCAACATTGCTGGCAAGATGATTAACTCAGCTAAGGTACAGATGGAGTATCACGCACTACGCAAGGATGAGCCAAAAATAAAGTTCTTACACGTACAAGAAAAAGTTTGACGAGTAATGAATGCTGCACCGTGGTCATTCAGTAAAATAAAATCGTTTCAACAATGCCCGAAGCAGTTTTATCACGAGAAGGTTATCAAGCAGTATCCGTTCAAGATGACAGCTGCTGTTCGATACGGCGACCAGTTTCATAGGGCTGCGGAGAAGTATGTACAGGGAGAAGAATTAGATAAACGGTTCGAGTTTGCAAAGCCCGCGTTGGACGCACTTAATGCCAAAGAGGGTAAGAAGTTATGTGAACATAGGATGGGATTAACCAAGCGTTTGGAAGCTTGTAGTTTTTACGATCAGAATGTTTGGTTTCGTGGTATCGCAGACTTGCTGATTGTAAATGAAGAAGATAGAATGGCTTGGGTGGTAGATTACAAAACAGGTAAATCTGCCCGATATGCAGATAGAGGTCAGTTAGAACTGATGGCCCTGTCGGTGTTTAGGCACTTCCCTCAAGTGGAAAGTGTCAAAGCAGGTTTATTATTTGTAGTATGTAACGAGCTAATACGTGAAGAGTATGCTGTTACAGAACAAAAAAGGTTGTGGTCTAAGTGGCTAGAGGATTTTAGTTACATGAAAACAGCTTACAGTGACGAGATTTGGAACCCGAAACCAAGCGGATTGTGTCGGATGCACTGTCCGGTGATTGAGTGTTCTCATAATGGGAGAAACTAATGCCATATAAGAATCCAAAAGATCGTAAGAAACAAGAGCCTGACAAGAAAGGTACGAAAGCTTTTAAAGATCGCATGGAGCGTCAGAAAGCCAGACGTAAAATGGATAAGGTTAGCAAGGATGCTAATAAGAATGGGGTGGCTGACAAACGTGAGGGGAAAGATGTCAGTCATAAGAAACCGTTAAGTAAGGGCGGCTCTAATAAAGATGGAGTAAAGGTAGAGAGTAGTAGTAAGAATCGCAGCCGTAATTATAAGAAACCAACACGGCGCACCAAATAGACCAAGGGTACTTACTTGCCCTGTTTAGCACGCGCCGTCCGTGTGGTCGAAGACGGCATAATTTTTTGGAGATCAAATGGAATTAAAGAAAGCAGATGACTTTGATAGTGAAGATCAGTTTGCGGCTTATACGCTAGAGATGTTTGTCGTATCTGAGATATGCAAAAAATCAGTAGCCGATCTGAATGACTTAGATGTAGCCAAAGCTAAACGTGTAGTCAAAACGAAAGGCGGTAGGCTTAGTTGGGTATGAAAGTTATAGATAACAAAGCTCTTTTGCTACGACTACGCCAGCCTGAAAAAGTAACTGATGTAATACCTAAGAGTAAGTTGTTACCTGATAACCAAGTCTTAGTTAATTGGGGCGTCGAAGAAACACACGTTTTACGAAATCTAAACATCAAAGCCCCATCACCGATTGAACGAGACTACCAGTGGACAGGTAAATACAAACCGTTTGAACACCAAAAAACCACTTCTTCTTTCTTTACATTGAACAGGAGAGCGTTCTGCTTTAATGAACAAGGTACTGGTAAGACCGCCAGTGCAATCTGGGCTGCTGATTATCTGATGAACAAAGGCAGGATCAATCGCGCATTAGTTATATGTCCATTATCGATTATGGTGAGTGCGTGGAGAAACGATCTGTTTAATTTTGCTATGCATCGCACAGTGAGCGTGGCTTACGGCGCTGCTAGACAACGTGAAAAGGTCATACGTGACGGCGCTGAGTTTGTAATTATTAATTATGACGGTGTGGAGATCGTGCAAGATGTTATAGCTGAGGGTGGCTTTGATCTGATTATTATTGACGAAGCAACGCATTATAAGAATGTACAGACGAACCGTTGGAAGACACTTAACAAACTCATAACAGGTTCTACGTGGGTATGGTTGATGACCGGAACGCCTGCTGCACAAAGTCCTCTTGATGCTTACGGTCTAGCCAAACTAGCAGACGCTAAATCAGTACCACGTTTTTTCGGATCGTTTCGTGATCAGGTCATGGTAAAAGTTAGTAAATTCAAATGGGTTCCTAAGCCAGAAGCGACTGAGATTGTGTTTGATGCTATGCAACCTGCCATACGGTTCACTAAGAAAGAGTGTTTGGATCTACCAGATATTGTTTATACCAAGCGTGAAGTTGAATTGACTCGACAGCAAAACAAATATTACAAAGAACTGAAAGATAGAATGATTACTCAGGCTGCTGGAGAACAAGTCTCGGCTGCTAACGCTGCGGTAAATATGAACAAGCTTCTTCAAATATCGGCAGGTGTTGTCTATACAGATAACGGTCAGTCGTTGGAGTTTGATATTAAGTATCGCTATAAGGTGTTACGTGAAGTAATCAACGAAGCCAGCAAAAAAGTGTTGGTATTTGCACCGTTTAAAAACGTGATTGATGTGTTGGTAGATAAGCTACGCAACGATGGCATAACGACTGAGATGATTCGTGGTGATGTCACAGCATCACAGAGGACTCTTATATTTAAACAGTTTCAAGAAAACCCAGACCCTAAGATTCTGGTGATTCAACCTCAAGCCGCTGCACATGGTGTTACGTTGACCGCTGCTGACACGATTGTTTGGTGGGGGCCAACAAGCTCTGTCGAAACTTATGCACAAGCTAATGCTCGTATCCATAGAGCAGGGCAAGACCATAAATGTACGGTGATTCAGTTACAAGGATCTCACGTAGAAAAACGTGTTTACGAACTATTAGATAATAAACTAGATACTCATACAAAAATTATCGATTTATACAAAGAAATACTTGCATAAGTTATAAAAAAACACGATACTGCACTCCTCAGTCAAAGGAGAGTGCTATGACTGATGCATTAGATGTATCAAAACTCACAAAAGTCTTTATTAAAATTAGAGACGAAAGAAAACGAATCGCGGATGACTTTAACAAACGCGATGGAGAGCTTGCTGGAAAGCAAGACACAATTAAGAGTGCGCTGCTGAATCATCTGCAAGAGCAGAACATCGACAGCATAAAAACTGGCGAAGGCACGTTCTTTAGATCTACAAAGCAAAAGTATTGGACGAGTGATTGGTCCTCGATGTACGAATTCGTTATAGAGAACCAAGTGCCTGATCTTTTGGAGAAACGACTGCATCAAACAAATATGAAGCAGTATCTGGAAGATAACCCTGACCTTCTGCCGAAAGGATTGAATGTGGATTCTGAGTACACTTTGTCTATAAGGAAGCCAAAAAAATGATGAAGGACGTAATCGAAGGACAACTGGTTCCAATAGAAGATGTCGCAAAACACTTCAAGGTGTCGCTATCTACGACTAGAAAGTGGGTTAGAGATGGTGACATACCAGAAAACCTGTACGTGAAGATCGGTAAGACCTATCGGTTTGATCTAGCAGGTATATCTAAGGCACTGCTCGCTAGATCAAGTGTGGATTCAACCACAGAAGAAGATACAGGGGTAACAGACTTGCTAGATAGTTGGGCCGAAGAAGATTTAGATGGCGATGTATGAATCGAATCAGCATACGAGGTGGGGTGTTCAACGGCATACCCACGGACACGGACACGCAGATAAAAGTAGTTATTTTAAATGCTGCAAATGTCGCAAGATCGTACTATTCTGATGAGTTCAGTGTTGACAGTTTTCAGCATCCTACCTGTTGGAGTGTTGACACGCAGAGACCTGCTATCGAGGTATTGGAGTCGCGCATACAAAGCGCGAGGTGCATTGACTGCACTCAAAATATCAGGGGATCTGCGAAGGGTGGAATTGGTAGAGCTTGTAGGTATTTTCAGCTTCTCGCAGTAGCTGAAGAACATGACCTCAGAACAGTTTACAGACTGCAAGTTCCATCCGCTTCGGTTTTTGGTAAGGGTAATAGGGACAATAAAATGTCCTTAGAGGGGTACGCTAGGTTTTTACAAAAGCATGGCACGCCCCCGGCAGCGGTTGTCACTCGGATATTTTTCGATGACATAAGCACGATGCCCAAGATCTGTTTTGATGCAGATAGGGCTTTGGCAGAAAAGGAGCTTGATGAGGTTAGGGGGATGATTAACCATCCAGATGCGTTGGAAGCGATAACTTTCAGTGTGACCTCCCATAACTTATCACCCTTTTCTATAGTAGACGGTGGTTTTGTTTTTAATGATGGAGATCATAATGGCTGAAGATATAAACAAATACGTGATACCTAGCGCAGAAGTGCTATACCCACGTATCGATCAGACGTATCGGTTCGATACAACTGCAAACCAATCAGTACCATGCGGCGTTTTGGAGGATGGTGCGGAGTACAGCTTGAGTTTTAAGTTACCCAAAGCGGAAGCAGTAAAACTCTTCAAAGCTATGAAAGCGTATTACGATGTGAAGAAAGAGAAAAGCTGGCCTGACAAATTTCCTAATCCGTTTAAGGAGCAGGAAGATGGTTTGTGGTTGGGTAAAGCTAAACTCAAAGGGGCGTTTGGCAAGGATGCAAGTCGCAAACCTTTGCAATTCGACTCTAATAACACTCCGCTTGGTGAGAACTTCAAACTCACGAGTGGTAGTGTAGCTAACATTCAAATCTCTTTTGTTCCTTATAACATAAGTGGTAATGGTGTTAGCTTGAGATTGGGCGCGGTACAAGTGCTCAAGTACACTCCTCTACAAACTAGATCCCCATTTGAAGCCGTTGATGGTGGCTTCGTAGTGGATGATGCTAGTCCTTTTGAGGCCGTTGATTCTGGATCACCTGACACCCTAGATCCTTTTGAAGAAGCGGAACAGGCTGAAGAGCCTGCTGAAGAACTTGTAGAGGAGCCAAAAAAGAAGGCCGTTAAGAAGTCTGCTCCTGCACCGAAAAAAGACTCTGACGATCTTAGCTCGTTAATCGACGAATGGGACGATTAAGTTTATCGAGGTATAACGAGTTACATCACGGCTAGGTTCGTGTGGTTTCGACCGAAAAGGGTGGGGTTTTGATGTCCTCTTAACCTACCCCTGCCGTGATGTCTTTATTAGGTGCAACACATGGATACAAGAGTTTTCTTGAGGAGACTGCTACCGCAAGAGGGATACTACGTCCTTTGGTGTAATAGCAAAAAGCTAAAACGGCATAAGCAATACTCGTTTGAGACAGTAGATGAGTTAGCAGATGCAGCCGAACAAGCCGATGCAGATGGGTGGGATGCCTATTTTGCAATGAGTAATTTTGACAGTGTGAACACTCGTAAGGCAGTTAACTCTAAACAAATACGTTCTTTCTTTTTAGATTTGGATTGTGGACCGAGTAAGCCCCACGCCACACAAGCAGACGCTATAAAAGATCTTATACAGTTCTGCACTGTTACCGAAATACCCAAACCCCTTGCCGTAAATTCTGGCAGGGGAGTACACGTTTACTGGCCTCTTACTGAATCGGTAAGCATAAGAGAATGGAAACCTGTCGCAGAGGCATTTAAGAAGCTCTGCAAAGAAAAGAAGTTTGAGATAGATACCGCCGTACCTGCTGATGCAGCGCGAGTATTACGTGTTCTACACACACGCAACCATAAACCAGACCCCCCTGCACCAGTAGAGCTTATCGGCAAAGATATAGAGCCGATTAGTTTTGATTTTTTCGCGTCGAAAGTTGGTGTGGATACGATAACAGTTCCCACAAAAACAGCTCCCCCTACGAAAAACGAACCTGAGCAGGGTAGCGCAGAAGCGTTTGCGGAGTTTATGCAGAACAGCCGTGAGTATGTATTTAAAAACATATTGTCGAAAACAAAGGCTGGTAAAGGCTGTCAGCAACTGCAATTAATAATGACAGACCAAGAGAATACGACCGAACCGATGTGGCGTGCAGGGTTGTCGATTGCAAAGTTTTGTGAAGATGGTGAAAAAGCAGCGCACATACTATCTAAAAAGCACCCTGAGTATGTGCCACAACTAACCGAAGAAAAGATGGAGTTAGTAAAAGGCCCATATCGGTGTGCTACGTTTGATGAGAACAACCCTCATGTATGTATAGAGTGTCCGAATTGGGGAAAGATAAAGTCACCAATCTCGCTGGGTGGTCAATACAAAGAGTTTGATAAAGATAACCCTACTCATACTCACGATGACGAAGACGCTACCGTAGAAAGTATGAGCGCGTTGATAGACGAGACACCAGAACAAGTTATACCTAACTATCCAAGACCGTATTTTCGCGGGGCGAATGGAGGTGTGTTTTACAGGGAGACAAAATCGGATGGCGATGTAGATGAAGCAATGGTGTACCACAACGACATTTACGTAACCCGAAGAATGCACGATGTAGAAGCTGGAGAGGCAGTTGTAGTAAAGTTACACTTGCCTGTAGATGGTATAAGAGAGTTTACAATACCTCTTACGGCACTGACTTCGAGAGAAGAGTTCCGCAAACAAATGGCAATGGTCGGCGTTGCTCAATTAGATCTTACTGGATTAATGAAATATATGACTGCATGGGTAAATGAATTACAAGCTAAGGTTGTGGCTGATATAGCGCACAGACAATACGGTTGGACAGATGACGAATGCACAGCTTTTGTCGTAGGTGAAAAAGAAATTAGGGGGAACGAAATATCGTATAACCCCCCTACAGTAGCCACTGCACAGACCTTTCCATACTTTGAACCAAAAGGCACGTTAGATGGGTGGCGTAATATGGCTAACTTCTATACGTCCAGAGAAGGTATGGAGATGCATCAATACATTGTTTGCACTGCTTTCGGGTCTCCACTTATGCAGTTCCTACCTCAGAACTGCTGCACTCTGCATATGTTTGACAAGGATGGCGGTGCAGGTAAGACCGCTGCAATGAAAGTAGCAGCATCCGTCTGGGGTCACTTCAAGGCTTGTATGACAGCGGAGAAAGATACAACCGCGTTCAAGATGAATAGAGGTGAGACGTTACATAATCTACCTTTATACATTGACGAACTTACAAACACAGAAAAGAAGTATATGAGTGACCTTGCCTACCAACTAACAAGTGGAGAGCAGCGAGGGCGTATGAGTCCTAACTCTAATGTGGAGCGTACAACTGGCAAACCGTGGAAGCTACTCTGCTGTAGTACAGGTAACATGAGCGCCATAGAAAAAATATCACTATTCAAAGCAGCGCCTAAAGCGGAAGCGCAGCGTATATTAGAATGTAGAGCACAACAGGTGTTTACTTCTTCTGGTGAAAAGTCATTAACAGATGAGTTTGAAGGGCATATCGAGGCACACTACGGTCATGCTGGCCCTATATTTATACAGTATGTGATCAACAATCTGGAGACCGTTAAAACTTTCTTACGTGAAGTGCAGCAAAAAGTGGATCGCGCTGCTGATCTAAAAGCAGAGAATAGGTATTGGTCGGCAGGTGTGGCGTGTTCTCTTACAGGTGGACTCATAGCCAGTAAGTTAGGTTTAGTTAATTATGATAACCAAGCTCTATTTAGGTGGAGTATTGACCTGCTGAAGAAGAGTAAAGTACACATAAAAGAATTGGGTGGCTCGGCACAACAGACGCTAATCGATTATATAATGGAGCACTACGGTGCGTTTTTAATAATTAAAAGCACTGAAGACCTACGAAAAACCCCAGAAGGTAACGCTATGCCTGTGCCTGATGCGCTATCACACCTAGTTCGTCCCGATTGGACACCTAGAGTGGCTATGGTGGGTAGGTATGAAACCGATACTAAGAAGGTATACCTGACACCAGCACCGCTAAAACAGTGGTGTGGGGAGAGGCAAATTAACTACACAGCATTCGTGCAAGAGCTAAAAGAAAAGATGAATGCTAAACGCACTAAAGTACGGTTGGGTACAGGTACGCCAATAGATTTGATTCCTTCGCACGTTATTGTTGTTGATTGTGACATTGAAGCAAAAGATGAAATCCCCATAGATGAGTGATGGGGGTAATTAAAACGGATGACTTACACCCTGATGGAATCCGCATCGTAGTCGATTGGCCTAGTATGGTTGTAGGGAGTTCTATTTTCCTGCCATGTATCGATACCTACAAAGCAAAGGCGCAAATTACGCAGGTCGTTGCCGGATTTGGATGGGAATGTATGTTAAAAGTTGTTATATATAACGGCAAATTAGGTGTTCGTGTTTGGAGAACCCTATGATACTATCCAGCCGTAGGGTCGATGATCTCCAACTTCACTCTATAAGGTCTAACAAGACTTTTCTCCTATGGTTCCCTCACTATGCCCCGTAATATAGTGGGGGAACCTTCTAAAAGAATCCCTCTTCTTTCACTGCACGTTGGAAGTACGGTGACAGGGTTACGCCGTTGTGCATACGCACATTAGTTGTTCTCTCGTGAGCTTTCATAGAACGTTCTATAGTTTCGGGGGTAATCAGTAACTTAGGATCTATTTGCGCTGCTCTTGTTTCATTAAATTCAATCATTTGCCTAGCCGCTTTCTGTGCGCCTTCACGATCCCCGAACCGTTTTGCAAGGTAGTATTTTTTCAATAAGTCAGCACGACGATTTCTTGCCGCACTCTCCATACCTTTGGCTGCGGATACTTCTGCTTGTTCATTTGTGTATTCATTAGGGGGGAACCCTAATAGTTTAGCGAATATGTCACCACCTGTTATATCATCGTATATAACATCGCCACGCCGGGTGAGTATACCTTCATCACGAGGGTAACGTATTACAGCCTGATACGCATTACGCACGGCTCCCGGCATCATATCTTCTAGCCCACGTTCTAACTCACCGTCACTTATTTTCTTCGCCCCGTCAACCATCCTGCTAAATATGCTCCATGCAGGACCGCCAAATAAATGGAAGAAAGTTTCTTCTGTGGAGGGGTTAGAATTAAAACGATCTGCTTCAACTAACAGGTCGGTTAGTTTAACTCTTTCAGATACATCAAGCCCCGTGATTTCAGATAACGCTCCTTTAAATAATGCGTCATTGTCCAGATACCTACGTACAAGAGTATCTGTATCCTCTTCATACTCTTCTGCAAACAGAGCATCGTACAGCATGGACACTACGCCGTATAACGGTAGCCCTTGAACACCCGCGAAAAATAGAGCAGATAAGTGTGTGGCTGCAAGTTGTTTTGCTGCTTCACTTGTTACTGCCTTCGATACTCCCTGTTTACGTAATACATCAAGGAACTGCATTGCAGTTTTTCCCATTGTGTAGTACATCTGAATACCATAGTTCTTATACATCAAAGCCACACGGAGTGCGCCAGCACGAGCGAATCTAGGTCCAGTTTCTAAAGTAGCACCGCCGTTTATTTGTTGCGTCTCATACACAGCTTCTTCTGCTGCCTGCTGTCGTTGTTCGGCTGTAGCATTTTGCGATTTGTTGTTTGTAATCTTATCGAGGGCTAAATTATACGAAGCCACCAGAGCTACTTGCCTATTCATCATTTCTGCTTGGTGAAACATCAACGCTGATGCGCCTGTAGCCATGTCTCCTTTACTTAGTTCCCTTCCCGAAGAGTCCACACTAAGTGTGTCAGCTATAAACGAAGAGTTAAGATGTCCTCTCCTCGATGCTAGTTGCATGAGTGGGCGGAGCCTGTTTAGTTCTGCTTTTGTTTCAGCGGGTAAATCTAAATCCTTCCTGACAGAATATACCAAGTCACCAGTGTTGGAATCTCTAGTAAACGTGTAATAGTTATCAAGGCTCATTAGTGACGCACCAGAGTCTTGTATCGCCTCAAATTTATTTTTAAGGCCACTCTTAGCAAACGCTTCTTTCATTGATGTCGGGCTAGCGTCGTCTCCAAACAGTGTTTTTGAAGCACGATTCGTCGGTGTCCCGGCGAACAATTTAGTAGCATCTTTAATGGCAGTACCTGCTTTGCCGAATCCAAACTTACCCGCAAGCATGGGGTATGCGAATAGTGGTATCTGCGACAGGTTTACTAGTGCAGAAGATGTGTTAAATCCTATCGTCCAAAAGAAAGCCATACGGTTGGCTCGTTTAGCCCACTCATCTTTAGCTGGTTGTATTGCAAATCCTGCTCTATTACGAAGTTCGTCAGCAACAGCACTGGTAGCGGCTGGTGTACCTGCCAACTTCTCGTCTATTTCTCGCATTGTTTTAGATATTTCAGCACTGTTTTTTATGCGTTCTGTTTGCCGCGTTAGATCATAGGCTTTGGTTCTAGCAGCTTGTAGTGCTCCTACATCGTAACCCTCGGTTTTCTTTCTTCGTACTAGTGCTTTTGCAAAAGAAGACTCGGGTAATTCTTCTATAAACAACCTAGCCACTTGTTCTCTGGTCTTACTGTCTACGCCTTGTATGTTGAGCGTATTAAATAGTTGCGCTATGAATGAACCTGATGGCGCATTTTCATAAGATTTGGAATCACTATTGTCCCAAGGTTCTACTTTTAGTCCTTGATTAGCATAGTCCTCCATAGCCTGCACTCGATCCCCTGCGGTTTGATAAGCAAACACAGCGGGCTTATCCTTATCTCCTTTTGGATCTCGCACCGCTAACCAATAACTGCCAGATCGTGTCAGAGGAAAGTACGGCTCTATACTGGTGTTCTCTAGCATACGTGCTAGTAATTCGTTCTTTAGATTATTCTTAGCGCCATCTTCTATGTCCAACCCGTCGATACGCCCACGCAACGCACCTAATAAGTCGTTATATCGATCTTTATAAAATTTACGTAAATTATCGTAAGTTTTTCTACCACCTTCTCCAAACTCTTGGCTTGTATATATTTTACGTAACTTCTTATACACCTCTATCTTGAGTGTTTTTTCTTTACCCTCTATAGTTTGATTCTTATATTTATTCTGCGCTTGTTGAGGATTAAGCGCAGGGTCTACTTCATTGATTGTGCTTTCATAAACAAGTGTGTCTAATGCTTCGTTGGCTTTTTGCGATGCTTTATCAGCCCACCTAAACATAGGATCTAATATTTGGCGTGTTTCTTTTTCTGCTTCAGTCAAACGACCACGCTGCTTTTCTATTGCAGCCATTAGTTTCTTCGCGTCTGCTATACCTGTTGATTCTGCTATATCTTGTATTGCTTGGTTAGGCAAAAGCCCTAATCCTACACTTTCTACTTTCTTACCCGCAGGTGTTTGCCTACCTAAAAACCCAGCTTTAAAGTCGCGTACTATTTTTTCTCTGCCCGCTTTTTCTGACAGCTTTGGTTTTTCTCGTTTTAGGTTTCTTCCTATAGCTGCTACGTCATCTTTTGTAGTCATAGAAAGTAGTTTGGGACCACCAGCAAAAGAAGGTGCAGGGGCTAATATGTCTTCTACCAAACGCTCTACTTCAGATTGTGCCGTCTTATCAAAGCGGAATGGAGATATACCAATAAAGTCAGACAGCCATCTAAGAAACCGTTGCAGTGCGCTGTTTGGTTGACCTTTTGTATTAATCTTAGCGAGTTCTTTTTGAAAGTCGGGATTACTGAACGTCTCTGCTACAAACTCTCGTATGTTTTCAAGACCGTATGGACTCTTACCAAGTTCCGCTTTTACATCTGTAAATATCTTATCTAGGTCTTTGACCGCTTTACTATTGGGCTGGTTTATTATCTTATCTACGGTCGCAGCGTGCGCTGTTTCATGTAACAAAGTATATGTAGTCAAACCGCCATCTTCGTTTAATATGACTCTGTTAACGCTAGGAGAAAACAAACCGATAGGTGTCTCTCCTTTCTTTCTCTTAGCTAACAACCGTTGCACGTTTTCTGCTTGTCGAGTATCAAGATCTGCTATTCGTTGTTGCGGATCTATACGTGCTACATCTACCTCTGTGTTACCAACAAACTCAGATAGTTTCTTTGCTATACGCTTAGTCTTTCGATCAACAGATCCGTCAGCTACATCCAGAAGTGCCTGTTTTAAGTTACCTGTACGTATTGTATCCACTATGTTTTGTGGTAACGGTGCATCAATATCTGTATTTGCCGTGACAGAAACAAAAGTAGGTTCTGATTTATCTAACTCTTGAAGCAGTTCCGTAGGAGTGATGTTAGGATTTTCTTCTAGCAGTTGTTGTTTTAGTGCGAGTCTCCTACTCCTCTTATCGGCTACGTCTTCTTTTGTTCTAGCCTGTTCTTCTACCGCTTTAACTTTAACCACAGCATCAGTTGGGCCTGTATCTGCTTCTAAAAACTTAGCTGCAAACCGCGTTATGCCTGCTGGACCTTTCTGTGTCGCTTTTTCAAATTCCTCTGCTAGCTTTGGATCTTCGCTTATTTTTTGAGCCACCTCTTTGGCTACTTTTGCACGAGGGGGTCTTCCTGTAGGTGTAACAAGTTCTAGCTGTTCTTCTGGAACCCTTTGTAGAAATCTATTGATACTTGCTTTTGCTTTACCCGAAGTGTTTTTTCTAGCTGCATATTGTTCTAACTGCTGCACCTGATCGTCTTCTCGTAAGTTCTTATCCGCTAGTCTCTTACGGATCGGCGCACTAAGTGGTATGTCTAAACTATCTAACACTTCTTCCGTGGCTATTACAGAATCTACGTCTTCTTGAGACTCGGTAGCGATGCGCCTCTCGGCTGCTTCGGCCTCCTCTAAGTTTGCGCCTTCGGGTTGTTCTGCTCTTGCTAGTTCAGTTGGAAAAAGATCAGCTTGTTCTCTAGTAGCAATCTCTGCACGCTGCTGACCTAGCTGTGCTTCATCTGATACAGGTTGCTCTGTAATCTTCCGTTCTCTATCACGTTGGTTGATTCGAGCTAAAGCTTCTTCTCTTGTTAACGCCTGACCTTCAAAAGGTTTGGGGTCTAATGCATCCTCTAGTGGAGTTACAGCTAGTGTCTCTCCCGGTATGGTCTCGCCCTCTGGTGCAGGTAGTCCTTGTAGCTGCGGTCCTATTTTTTCTGGTTCTAGTCCCGGTAGAGGTAGTTGATCTGGTGATACAGCCGCTTCTTTTGAAGCGATATACTCCCCTACTGTTAAATCCTCTGGTCTTTCTCTTGGGCCACTTACCTCTTCAAATAAATCCCCTTGTCTACCGGGTAATGCATCTGCTGGTAATGTAGGTTCAACATCTTCAGCTACTTCTGGTGGTGGTCTATCGCCAATACGCCGACCTCTTGTAAACAAGTCAACTACACCCTGTACAATAGCGCCTGCTCCTGCACCGTACCCTGCTGCGGGCGCTAAACCTTCTGCTAGGTCTTGATCTATATTGTAACCGCGCTCGATAGCGTTTTGAAAAAACTCAGCCGCTACTTCTTGACCGCCCTCTACACCTGCCGTACCAACGGCTCTTCTTACTCGATCACCTAATCCCTCTATTGTCTCAGGACCAAACTTATCTACTAATTTATTAAGTGCAGGCAAGTCAGCCATTTTAACAAAACGTGCAATTGGCACGAGTTCAGTAAATCCAACTAGTGTACCTAGCAATGTAGCTTCGTTTCTTTCTTCTTCTGTAGCACCTTCTTCTCTTGCTCTTTCACTCGCTTCACCAGCACCTGCTGCACCTGCTAATGTTAAGCCTGTACCTACTGCGGCAATTCCTGCTCCTGCTATAGGGGCTGCACCTACAGCGGCTACTGGTGCAGCAATTCCTGCTATTGATCCAAGTGCCTGACCTAGACCATAAGATATACTATCTTGATCGCCACCTTCGGGTGTAAGGTCTCCAAAGAAAGATTTAATCTTATCTCTAGCAGCTAGTTCTTCCTCTTCTTCTAATAAAGAAGCTAGTCCCAAACTAGCAATTTCACCTGTACCAACAACCCCTGCGCCGAATCCGCTAGTTAGGTTGCTGAGTATGCCAGACTCTTCTTTTGGAGCAGTATATAGTTGCGCTATGTTTTGTTGGGCTTGCAGATAATCTTGTTCTGCTTTACGTCTACGATCTGCAAAACTAGTAGGCGCACTACTAACACTACGGCTTGTTGCCCGTCGAGCATTTAGTATGTCAACAATATCTTGTTTTGTTGCGCCGGGAGGTACGTCTACTGTTTCAGAAGTACCATCTCTTAGAAATACAGTTCTAAGAGCCATATCACCTTAGACCCAATATATCTTCTTGTTCTAATCGATTAGCCCTGCGTTCTTTGATATCGGCTAGTGTTTGACCATAACTATCGCGTATAGCTTGCAGTCCTTCTTTTTCTAATAATGCTTCAACTGCATTTGATACTTCTGCTCTCAATTTAGCTAATTTTTGTGCGTCTTCTGCGGAAATAGTTCCTAGCTCTTCTTTAAGTACAAGAGCTGCTATAGCTGGTTTACTTTCTTCTATTTGTTTAAGCCTCATAGAGATTTCTTTTATTTGTACTAGCCCCTCTGCCGCAATAGATTTATCTGCTCTATCATCGGCTCGTAACTGATTAAAATTATCGACAAGTAATCGCAATTTAGTTAATTCATTTCTAACTTTAGCATCTTCAGATCGCTGTATTCTGTCTGCATAAGCATTAATAGATCTTATATCGGCTTCTGTTGCACCAGCTAGGTTCTGTCTAGCAGCCCTTCTATCTGCACGTTCTAACTGTAATACAGCAAGACCTTTATCTTCTGCTCCTTGAACCATACCTAAATCAAAGTCACTGAGTGATTTAAGTCTGTCTGCTTTTGTTTTAGCAGCAGCTTTTATTTCTCTGTCTTGCGCTGTTTCTTCTTCTAATAATGCTCGTCCACCACCACGTAGTATGCTACCTATACCACCTGTGCCAATGTTACTGAAGAAAGCAAGTTGCCTTCTGCGTCTCAGTTTGTCTGGATCTAATAAACCTTCTAACCTATCAGATTCTTCTTTAAATCCAGTTTGTAGCTCTTGTTTCTTACCCGTTGCATCTATGCTTTTTAAGTATCGCTCAATCTCTGCCTGCCTTTTTTGCCCTATTTGATCTCCGGTCATACGGCTTTCAGCTTCGAGCGAGTCAACAAGTCCTTCAGGAGCTACGTCTTTAAAAGTTAAAGCATTAGCTTTTGCGATGTCTAAAATACCTTGACTGTCTGCATCTCCATCATCCGTAGATGATTCTTCTTCAGTAGATGTAAATCCACTTGCATCTATAGGTCGTCCAATAAGTTTATCTACTCTTTGCCCAGTTTGTTGCGCTATTGCTCCTTTACCTATATCTGGCAGTCGAGACTTTGCGTAATCGGTTAATTCTACTTGAGGTTCAGTACGTAACTTACTTTTTGCTGCCGCTATTCTTCCAGCAATTACTTTTCTAGGTAAATATTCTTCGAGCGGATTCTCTTTTATATATTCATCTATTTCTTCATCGGTTACACCGCCTTCGCTTTGATATCCAACAATACCGCCCTGTGCTGCCATCTGTGGCTGTCTCTGCGCCATCTGTGGCATTTGGCTCATAATGCCTGATGCTTCTTGCATCTTGCCCTGCATGACTTGGTTTTCTAGCTGTTGTTTTACAGTGCCGGGAGTTTGTTGCTGACTCATAGCAAGATCACGTTGTGCAGCATCCATATCAGTTTTTACTTTTTGCAGTGCGAGTAGGTATACAAGTTCTTTAGTTACTTTGTATCGCTTCTGTAGTTCTTGAGGCGAATACGCCGCAGCCAAATCGTCTACATTAGTGCCAAACTCGCTAGGTGCTGTAGGTGTCATCATCATAACTAATTTGTCTCCGAAGCAGTTTCTTCTTTCGTTTCTTCTTTCTTGCCTCCATAAAGCTCAGCTAATTTAGCTAAAATGCCGGGTAGCCCCCCACCAGATAATATATTCGATAAATCACTTGGCTCTGCATACGAGTAAGACTGTGTAGCCAGCGGTAAACCACTAAGCAATGACTGCATATACGTAGCTTGGCGGTATGGGAAGTCTCTTTCTTCTTCAAACTGAGCTTTATCTGCCGCTATGCCTTCTGCTTCTACACCTCTTTGGACTTGGCCTGCACCAAGTTGAGCACCTAGCACATCAAGGCCATATCGATTAGCCATTTCTTGCGCTGCTCTTCCTCTATCTTGCTCTACATTAAACTGCTTTCTAGCTGACTCAAATGCTGACGCATAACCTTTACCCGTTATATCAGCGAGGTTTCTGTTTAATCTGTCATCTCGCTCTAAATCTGCAAGAGCCTGACGAGAACCACCAAAAGCACCAGCCCTAGTAAATCTACCTGCTTCTGCTTGCCTGCTTATTTCTGCCTGCCTACGCGCTTCTTCTAGTTGTGGTTGTAATACAGCAGATAGATAAGGATTCATATATTGGTTGGCTACGCTACCCCCTGCGATAGGTACATCTCCAGTGGCGGTTGGAGCACCAGTAGCAGCGAACGTACCGGGAGTAAACGCCCCCATAGCAGACGCACCCGAAGTATCAGTGGGTAGTGCCAGCCCTGCTAACCCCGTAAATGCTGTGTCTTGTAAACCAGACGTACCAGCGGTGAGCGGTCCCATATAAGCTTCGTATGGTTGAGAAGCAACTGCCTGACCTCTACCAAGCATTTCAGTAACATACGGCCCTGCATAAGTAGAAAGGGCTGATTCAGTACCAGTTTGCTTCCCTGTAATATCTTCTGTAGTCATGCCATACCTCTTACAAAATCTCTAGGGTCTACTTCTTTGCCCTGCTTTGCGTTACCTGTCCTTTCTTGTCTTATGTCATTCATAAATTTATGCAGAAACGCAGCCCCTGCATTCGAGTTGCCATTGCCTAAGTGCGACACCACATCAGCAGGTATAACGAACTCTCCATCACTCAAACGAACTTCATCCCTACCTACATTGGCTGGTACTTCATCTGCCATACCATCAGTAGCTCCGTTTAAATATCTACCACCTGCCATAAACCCATATCTTTCTAACGCATCATCAACTTGTGAGGGTTTCTCACCTTTCATAATTACTTGCGGCATACCTATTCTATCGGTGCTTCCGCGTGGTTTTTCGACATAGTTAGGATTTTCCATACCAACCCTTGGTCCCGGTCCACCATAACCCGTGCCTGCTGTAGTACCTGTTGTTTTTTTCTTTTTAGTTTGTGCGGGGGGTGGATCGTATGTGGGGTTCAAACCCGCAAGTCCTTGAGCTTGTGCGTCTGCGGCAGCTTTTGCTTCTTCCGCCGTCATGGGTGTTGTTTCTGGTTTTTGTGCAAATATTGTATCAGTGAAGTATCGTCTACCACCTGCACCGGGGCGACGATTGGGGTCTTGTTCCATCGGCACACGTTGCCTTACTGCTTGATACTCAGGTATGCCACCTTGGTAGCCCACTACAGGAATATTTTGATCGTCTAAACCCGATTTATTAGCTAAATACGCAAGTCCCATACCTAGTAGAGGGCCAGCGTTACCTTGAAGATACTCAGGTAAATCTCCAGTAAAAAATCCTAAAGCATCTCCTAATGCCTCACCAACATCAAACTCACCCGCTTTATCGCCTGTAGTGTAATCTATTAATTCACTCCACCAACTCATCTTTTATTCCTCAGTATTCGTAAAAGATCATCCACAGTGCCTACCTCTTTATGATCAAATATATTATCAGTATTTTGTCTAACAACACCACCTTGTTTGAAGCCCATTGGTCTCATTTGTTGCGGTGGCGCACCTAAAGAAGGTAAGCCGAATGGGGTGCTATACTCCTCTATAGGCACGTATCTACCGCTTATATCGTAAATACGTTTAATATCTGCTAGAGGGGCAGCTTTAACTTGCACCTGTCTGGGTTGTAGAGCCTGTAATAACTGCTGACTACCGAAGTCAAATCCTCTGCCCGTACCATCACCTGTTCCATCACCTGTCCCATCACCTGTCCCATCACCCGTTCCAGACCCTGTACCGTCACCTGTTCCCGTTCCTGTACCTGTTCCCGTTCCTGCACCTGTCCCTGTCCCTGTACCACCACCCGTGCCACCGGGATCGCCTTCATCACCAGCCCCTGCACCGGGTGTACCAGAAGCACCTGTGCCTGACCCTGTAGCATCTGCATCACCTGCTCCTGTGCCTGTAACATCTGCATCACCTGCACCTGTACCGTCTTTCGAACCAGTGGTTCCTGTACCTGCCCCATCAGTACCTGCACCTGCCTTATCCTCATCCGCTGCGGTATCACTCGCACCTAAATCATCTCCTGCACCAACTCCACCTGTAGTTGTTTCGGTAGGTGTTGTAGTTGCACCAGCCGTGCCTGTTGATGTATCGGCTGTAGTTGTGGTGTCTGTTCCGGCAGTAGTTGTGGTGGTTGTGCCTGTATCCGTAGTTGTGGTAGTTCCTACCTCCTCCCCAGTTTCTGTAGTACCCGCAGCTTCTTTTTGTTTATCTTCTTCGTCTGTAGGCAGCCCCACGTTTACAGTATCGGTTTGATCTGCACCCGTATCATCAGAAAATTCTTGTATTGTTTTACCTGTACCCGTGCCATCTGGGTTTAATACCTCCCATTCTCCCTCGCCACTAGCTGCTGCTGTACTTGTCGTGCCTGCTATTGTACCCGTTACGGTGTTTTGCCAAGCACCATTGGCAAGTTGGACCCATTGACCTACGGTATTGGCATTTTCCCCTGTTGCAACCGTCATACCAGAAGTGTAATCGGGTGCTGACGCTGCTTTTGATGCCGCCGCTGCCGCTTCGTTATCTGCTACGGTCCATACTCCAAACGCCTCATCAGGCGGTAGAGTAGTTTCAGCGTATTTTTCATACTCTTTTAAAAGCGCATCTTTTAACTCAGGGTCGGCTTCTTGTAGGTAGGCTTCATAAAGCTGCCTTGCAATTACATTTGGATCAAAACTACCACTACCTTTGTAAGGTTTTTGATCGTCAGGAATTATTTCGTCTGGTGGTGTGGTTGTGTCAGCAGCCCCCGCTTCTCCTGTTTCCGCAGCCGTTGTTGTGCCTGTCTCGGCATCAGCCCCCTTATCACCACCTTCTCCATCACCAGCACCCTCACCAGTGCTATCTCCACCGCCGCCCCCATCGTCATCTGTTTCTGTCGTTTTTGTCGTTTCGGTCTCTTTCGGTTGTTCTGGAAAGTTTGGGTCTATGTCTAATGGTGGATCTTCCGGTTTTTCAAACGGCTCAACTTCACTAGTAACTTCTATAGGCGTATCTTCTTGTACGTTGGCTGCTACAGCAGTTTCTGTTAGTTTTTCTGCTGTTTCTGCTGGTTCTGTGGCTGTGAACTCAGTGTCATACCCAACCTCTCCAGCACCAGATACAACATCAGAATAACCGTCTTTTATATCTGATATGGCTTCATTCTTTTGGTTTTCTCTTTCTTCTGCCGCTGCTTTTGATTCAGCCTGTGCGTCTGCTATTTTTTGTTTAACTTCTGCCTCTGCGTCTCTTTTGGCTTGGGCTACATCATTTTTACGTTGATCATCTGCTTCTTTTCTTGCTAGTGCTTCTGCTTTCTTAGCATTTTCAAGATCAACTTTTGCTGCATCTGCAATCTGTTTAGCTTTAGTAAGTCTATTTTGTTTTTCTATTTTTGCTTTATCAATTCTTTTTTGTATTGACCTACCTCTACCCGTCTTTCTTTGAAATCTAGGTATACGGCGTAACTGTGCTTCGTTAGCGGCTATAGTTCTATCAAGATCCTCCATACCCACACCGGCAAGGTAATCTGAGTATGACTGCGTTGATACTTTAACCGCTTCTTCAGCGGTTTGTGTTTCTTCTGTAGCAGCTATAACATCTTCATTCTCATCTACCGTAGCAACCGCATCGACAGCAGTTTCAACAATCGCAGTAGCATCTATTGTATCTGCTGGGTCTTCCTCTTCAGCCGCATCCGTTTCGGCAGTAGTACCAGAAGTTATGTTGTATATAACGCCGGGGTTCCAAGCACCGTCTGATCCTGCACCGGGGCCACTGTAGACCACCCCACTGGGCAACCCGTTAGCACCTGTGGCTGATGCCAACGTTGCATCTATTGCAGCATTTAATTCTTGGTCTTTATATTGCTGTGCATAGTTTATACCCTTCGCAGTGGCTGCTAAAGACCCTGCAAAATCGAGCGTTCCCGGTGGTATAGGTAATCCTATTTGGTTAAAAGCTGAAGTTACAGCTCCGTTTACAAGGTCTTTTGCACCTGCAAAAGTTTGAGCTACGTTACCTAAACCAGAGCCTATTTTAAGAGCTATATCTTTAGCTACGTAACTTATTTTTTGTGCTGTGCTTAAACCCGATAACATTCCACTAGCTGCGGTTTCAGCAGCATATTTAACAAGCCAAGTACCTCCAACTGCGATTGCAGCGAATGCTGCAAAATAAGGTGCTACCTCTTTGAACCCCTCAAAAAAACTTTTTGACTCTGATATTTTAGGTCTGTGGTAAGAACCGTACTGACCCACTTCACCCATCTGCGTGTAATAGCCCTGATCGCTATTCATATGTAGGGTATTTTGCAACCTACCGCCGTCTCGTTGTTCTTGGTAATAGGTGGGCGTTAGACCTACATTTAGCTCTAATTTTATCCCGTCAGGCGTAGTAACAGACGTAGGTATCTTGTTGTCTTTTATATAGGTTTTTATTTTTTTATTGTGATCCTGCAACGCTTTCGAGTACGCAGCAAAATTTGTGTATATAGGACCGGGAGTTTTTCTAAGATTAGCGGATCTTATTCTATCTGCTTCGCTTGTTGATGATGAACCCGCTTCGCTCCCCATACCTACACCGACTTTTATAGGATCCCACTTAGGCTGCATGGCAGAAAAGGTTTTTAACTGCGTAAGCTGATCATTAGATAACGATGTATTGTTATTGCTGTCAGTAACAGCATTTTGTTTTTGCCAATCTTCTAGGCTGACATTGCCATAGCCGACATAACCACCGCCTTCTGACTCGGTGTATTCATCAGATATGTTAGCTGTAATACCTTCAAGAGCCGCTTTACCTTCATCGCTATCAAAATACTCTTCTAGCTGCTTCTGTATTTGTTCTTGGGTGAGAGCCACTACGTCACCTCTAAGATACTAGCGACAACGTGTAACCTGTTAGCTGTAGCTGCTGTAACCTTTAATATCTCAGACTCCTGCACTACCAACGGTGCTGTAAGCAGTTCTACCGTAGTGTTAGCGCCCACTGCCTTGACCTTAAACAAACTAAATACTGCCGAAGCAGAATCGGTAATCGTTACAGTGATTGTATCTGCGTTACCTGAGTCTTCTGATACGAGTATAGATTTAACAATAGCAGTGGTGGCTGTCGCACAGGTATAAAGCGTAGTAGCAGTCGTAGCTGTTAGATCTTTTTTAGCGTTGATGTAAGTATTAGCCATCAGCTAAGAAACCAAGCAGTAGCCTGTGCAGTGGGTGACACAGACGCATCACGAATACCTTTATCAAGCTGGTTAAAATAGATACGCAGGGCGTTGTTTATTTGGTTGAACGAACTCTCGTCATACTCTCTTGGTGGGTCTGGTAGAACGGGTGCTCTAAACTCTATGTCATAACTTGTTTTATCTACTGCCACTACCTTCTCCCGTCAGGCCGCAGTTCTAGTCGCGGTGATCCTAACTGCCATTTAACTCCGGCGTTGCTGGATTCTATCTTCAAAGCTAATTGTCTGCCTCGTACTCGCAGATCTAGCCTAGATGTAAACGCCTCGATAGGTGCAGTGGCTGTTCTGGTTATAGAGCCTGTGTTTGTACCGCCTTCTGAGGCTGGTGAGTTACGTCCCGAACCAGAGTTTTGTGCTGCAAACAAAGATAACGTAGCACTAGGGCTTTCTGCTGTAGACCCGTCAAAGGTTACGTCTGGATATACTTTTTGTATAAACGCAAACTTGTGACCATCATCTAGGTCAAACTGCGCTGATGTTATAAACGAGCTAATACCTGCATTAGTGCCTGTCTCGTTATCATCTATACCGTCCTCGTGATTGACTACATTGTTGTTGTAAGTTGCAGCTAGCGGAAAGTCTCTAATACCCGAATCTATCCATGCGGTTCTAGCTAAATTACCGTAGTACCAGATATTCTGTTCATAGTTGTATATAGCGTAGCGGTCTATAGTTGTAGAACTAGAAGAACAGTAGAACCACCATATTTCACTAAACCCTTCGTTAGTACCTGCAAATACCTGATCGTACTGCTCTTCGTTAAAATCGTTAAATATGTACCGTTTAACCGAACAAGGCAGCGTTTGCACTCTACCGTCATATCTGTAAAACCCACCTACACCCATCCAATAAGCTACACCGTTTGCGTAGGCCACAGTGTTAGGGGATGCAATAGATAAGTTCTCTCCAACCGTCTGAGACGACCATACCGCAGGTGCGCCCACATACTGTAACGCATACAAAGCAGAGTCCGTCCAAACCAGTATTTCCTGTCGGCCTTGTATAGCAGTTATGATTGACGAGCCTTTAGACAACCGCAGATCACCTGCTTGATTAGTGGATGAAGGAGTCCAGTTAAGTGCGTTCTCTTGGTCAGACCAACGTAACAGCATAGGATCTATATCCGTGCTACCAAGCACATTAGTGCCAAAACAAAATACAAATCGGTTGTCTGATACAAGCACGGTGTTTACTTTAACAGGGACGTTAGACGCGCCGGTCTCACTAGATAGCAACACGCCACGAGTTGTTAGCGCATCAGTAGCATCCCAGAAGAATAAGTTACCCCCACGAGCAGCAAAAATAAGATCTTCACCAAAATTAGATTGAGTCCACAAACGCAGTGCATCAGTAGATGTTACACCTACGCCCCACGTACCCAGACCCCAACCAGCAGCACCCCAACCAACTAGCGTTTCTGCAACAGAGGGGCCAGTGTTTATTTGGTACACAGCGGATACAGACCCCCCACCCGAAGCTGAAGAACTTGCAGCCTCACTTGCTGTTATGGTGTACGTGTTTCCTGTTAAATATGTTATCTGAAACTCACCATTAAGCGTAAGGCCACCTACAGCAGACGCTCCACTAAACGTTACAAAGTCATCGTCTATGTATCCACCCGCAGCATCTGTAACTGTTACAGTGGTAGATCCACTTACCGTGGTAAAAGGGTCAGTAAGCGATACAGTGGCTCGTATGGGGGTAATGTCATAATACGTTCCACCCTGTTCTATGTAGAACTTTAGATTGGTGCCTACACCTAATAGCTTCTGACTACCCAACGTAACCCAAGAAAACAACGATCTAGCAATACCTAAAAACGAGTTGGTAGATATGCGGTTCCACCCACCTATCTTTTCCGGCATACCAGAGCGAAACCTTATCTTGTCACATTCGTACCAGCCGCCTTCACTCGTATAACGAGTGTTCTCTCTATCTACTCCCGGCTTAAATACGAACTTCTGTAAGGTCATTCTTGATAATCACCTGTTCTAATCATTTCAGTGACACGTATTGCACGTTGTCCTACCTGAGATGCCCATCTACTATCTAAAAACTCATCGGCAGCATTGTCATATTCTTGCCTAGACATAGCCTCGATTGCCTTTACAAAGCCTCGTAAACGACTCAAACCCAGATTAAAGCACATATCTATCATAGCCGCTTGTCTTACTTCATCTAACGCAGGGAACCAAAAATATGCAGCGCCTAATTCTCCTTTAACACGTTCTACATCGTTTATGAGCAGTAGGTTTATCTCTTCGTTATTGAGACCCAAACCACCTTCTTCATCTATGTTTCTACCTACACCTATCGTCCATTTACCAGCCGTGCATTGGTACGCATGAGATTTAACGCCCTCATGCAGTTTTATCATCTTTAATAATCTTTCCATTTATTTCTCTCTGCTTACGCCTTGTACTTTTTCGTAAGATCTCATTGCTCCAAGGCCGAGCATACCCATCATTACAGGAACGAGCAGGGTGGTGTCCACTTCTGGCACATCAATCCAAATACCTATAATGTTTGCTAAGATCACGTTGTAAAAGAGGCCCAACGCACACACCCAGCCAATGCAGGGTCTCCACCCAGCAACAAATAACGACTTATGTGTAGCCTCTGCTTTGTTTATCTCAAGTTGACCTTTAAGCGCCTCTTGAGCATGGCGCTCTGACATCGTAGCTATCTCGTGAGCAAGAGCAGCTTTTTGATCTTTGTCTTCGATAAACTTGTCTAACAGACCTGTAACTGGTCCGACAAGCTGTGTAACGATACTCATGCCCACACCTTAGTTTTCTTACCGCCGTAGTATTCTACCGCATGACCTGTCTTAATTAACAACTTACATATGTCAATTCCGGTCTCTGTGTAAGGTATTCCAAGTATGCGTCCGTACTTACCTCGACCCATGGATGCAATCTTAAATGTACCGCGACACTGTTGTGTCAGAAACTCTTTAGCAGCAAGACCTAAGACCTTTTCTGCTTTGTTTCGGGTACGAGATTCGGGTGTGTCTATGCCATGCAGCCTGACTCTTTGTTTCCTAAGCCATACATCAAACCCAAGATCTATATCTACATCAATCGTGTCACCATCAATCACTCTGACTAAAGTGCATTTGTAGTTATAAACTTCTTTAGTTTTCATACAGTCACCAAAATGTGTTGTCCTGTTGCTTTCGGAGTCGTTTCGCTCAACCCACCGTTTTTATACAAGTAAGTTTTTTGATCGTAGTAAGTTGTAACAACCTCTCTATGTCTATTTGTTTCTCTGACTTGCAACCTTTCCGTTTCGATCTTGTGTATTTGATGTTTTGCATTCGGCGGTTGCGCTTGAATGCTGTTAGGAAAAGGCGGTATGTCAGTCATCTTTATTTTTTATCTTTGGATCTCGAAAAATATAGTTACCTTTCCCTGCTTCGCTTTGCGGTATAAGCCTTACTTCACAATACGCATCAAACTTACTTGTCTTCCGACCAACCACATGGTTATGAACATGAGTAGACTGCATAACTAAGGCGTCACGGTACTCAATGCAACTGGTTAATTCTTGGAATGCAAGCTCTACCCCAGTTTTGTTACCGCCTGAGTCCAACATAATCAGCATAAAGATCATTAACGTCATATACGTCTTTTCTTTTGGATGGCTTGAGTTTTTTCAGCCTGTGGCTCGACCAGATCCCAAGTAAGCATTTCTATATCAATCTGATGTGCTGTACCTAAAACTCTTGGCATGGTGTTTCTCACGTAGATATACGCCCCATACCCGCACTGTTGAAAGTTAAACTTGAGCCAATCCATTGCCACTTCATGCCGTTTGGCAGGTGGTTGTACTAGTCGTAAGTTATTCCACTCTCGCAGATCACAAAACAGATTAGGATTTTCGGGGTCGTATTCTACTGAGCCTGCTTGATCATCAGTTCGATCAACGTCTGTAGCTTCGCGTCCGAGTCTCGTGCTGTCTCGTTCATCTGTGCAAGCGATGTCGTTATCTGATCTATCGCCTGTGCATTCAGCTTTCCCGTTGTATCGGCCTGTTCAACCTTTACCTTAATTTCTGCGACTTCATCAGCCGTAGCAGCAGCTTGTGCCTGCATAGATCCCCATGCTATTGCACCAGATACTAATGCTGCACCTATGGGTAATGCCCAAGTAGGTACTTTAATTGAGTTACCATCGCTCATGTTAAGCTCCTAAGAACTGGGGAACCAACAGGCTCCCGATAATTAAAATTATTACGCCCCATAACATTCGCTCGATGCGGTCAAATCTTCTTGACCCATCGGTTAGTCTCTCCTCAATCCTTTCGTAACGCAAAGCGCACTCTCTTTCATGTGCATTTATTTCTTGCAAGGCTTTTTGCCCCTGATCATCCATACCCATTGCTTTTGCAAGACCATCATCCACGATTACTTCTCAGTAGGTGCTTGCTGCTTGGCCTTACCTATCGTCAGCGACATATACTCAATAATTGGGTAAACATACTTACCCATAAAGGCATCGTCTTTAGGCGTTGGGGTAGCCGCAGTAACTGCACTGGCTATTGTGACAACCGTAGTAACAAGTGTCCAAATTTCCATGAAATCCATTATTGGATAGCCTCCTCTTGAGATTCTTCTTCAACCACTTTGACAGAGTTCTTGAGATCCATTTCTCTTTTGGCAATCGCAAGTTGTAGGTCATGTGCATCCTCCTGTAAACCAGCTATTTGGTTTACCGTAGTTTGTAACCTTTCTTTGAGATTTTGCAACCTGACAATCTGACGATGCTCCTCTGGCTTGAGGTCTTCTAGCTTATATTCTTCGCCAAAGATCGTGACTACTGGGGTTTCTTCAGTGTTTTGTTCCATCGGGTGTTACCTTCCATACGTTTAAATTAGCTGCTACCGTTCTTCGCTCACCATCCCCTTTGAATGGATACACACTATGTTGTAACCACGAGGGGAACATAAAAAACTTACCCACTTCGGGTTTCATAATGACCATCTGTGGTGGACGTAATCGCTCTGTATCTAGTAACGATCCAGTGCCATATTGAAAGTTAATACACCCATCCGAATGACCGCTGGAATTATACAAACCATATTCGCTTGTGCCAGAGGTTGGCTGATCTAATATCTGTTGTGGCACTTTAGTCCAGCAAGTACAACTCACACCCATCAGAGTTTTAGTGCCATGATCGTGTATTGGGTTGTAGTCACCAGCATAGCTGTGCACTGACCAACACTCATCTGTTTCTACAATGCGGTTTTCATTGAATGGGTTAACCGTAGAACCAGCAAAGTTTTTAACGTAATCCGCACCCATACATTGGATTAACTCGTTGAACTCTTGAATCTTTGAATGCGTGTGATCCATTGTTAGTTGTTCGCCGTTACCGATCTGGCCTACTAATGTGCCAGCATGAGATGCTCGATCCTCTTGATTAAGCAGATCATCAAGATACTCATTGAGGTCGTTTACCATCCTATCTGGCAGCATCGCCTCCATCAAAAATACTGATGGTAACGGGTGCATTTTGTATTCTTGTCTGACTTCGGGCATCAATGTCTCCTCACCACAGATAACTAAAAACTATTATCGGCAATACAATCAACACTACCAATAACAATTCTACCATCTATGCACTTGGATCGTAGTCTTCTGCTTTCTTGATAGCAGCGTCAATATTAGTGAAGTCTTCTGACCCCCAATCGTCTAACGCTTTCTGATAAGACATATATCCTGCACTTCGCATGACACGTTCTTTCTTTCCGTCTTTGTCTAAATCGTTACAGAACTCGTTTGAGTCATCCAACGTATTGTCAATTACGGAAATACTTCCTGTCATAGCTGCGAATGCTGCTGCTTTCTCTTCGTCTGTTCTAGCTTCTGCCATTTTCTATCCTCCTGATTTGAGTGTTTCTATCTCTGCTGAAAGTTCTTGGATTGCTTTTACGAGCATTGGTATAAGAGCATTTGGGCCAAGTCTTTGTCTGCCATCTGTATCTTCAGCCCACATATCAAAACCATCTTTCAATTCCGCATGGTTGTCTATAGCGGTTTTGACTTCTTGAGCAATAAAACCATGGTTTGTTTCACCCTCACTCAACATCACCCTGTCTTCTGACCCTTCAACGTAAGCTCTGTGGTCTGACGGTATGTCTTTTTCTTTCTTCCATTGGAAGGTCACCGGGCGAAGATCGTTGATAAATGATAGTCCGGCAGTAGAGTCGGCGATGCTTTCTTTGTATCGCTCATCAGATGGCGCAGTAATGCTTGTACCACCAAAAGCAATATTGCTATCTGCTGCACCGTTACCAAACGTAAAATTGTTATCCCCTGTACAAGTAACAGTTGATCCCATAGATATTTGGTTATTAGAACCAGATGCAGATGGCCTACAGTCTAAGCCAACCATTACATTTTCACCCCCAGTGGTAATATTGTCACCAGCATCTTTTCCAACACAAGTATTATGAGCACCCGTAGTTATGGCAGTAGCTGCCTCTGGCCCTATCGCAACATTACCTAAAGCCGTTGCCCCAGTACTAACTCCTCTGAGAGCTTTTTGTCCGACAGCAACATTGTTAGCTCCCGTAGTCAGGTATTGACCAGCTTGGAAGCCTATAAGAGTACCAGCAGCTCCTGTAGTAGTACTTTCTCCAGCACTAGTCCCTACAAAGACTGTGCCATCTCCACTAGTTAAGTTTGTTCCAGCCGATGATCCAACTATTGTATTTGAGCTAGAGGTAGTGATTGCATCACCAGCTAGACCCCCTATGAGGGTGTTGTTAGCCCCCGTGGTGACGTTTGTTCCTGCACTAAACCCAACCGCCGTATTAAATGTATCAGTTGCCGTGGTAAAACTTTGGAATCGTAAAGCACTTGTTCCTATAGCAACTGATTTGCTACCAAGGGTGTCAGTGGTTAAAGCAAACACGCCCATAGCTACATTAAAATCTGCATCCGTAAGCGCATCACCAGCGTCACCACCAACAATTGTGTTGTAAATTCCCGTAGTGACTGCTACACCAGCGTTATGCCCTACGGCAGTATTTAAAGTGTCTGTCGCAGTCGTAAAGTTTTGTGCGTTTAGAGTACCTTGACCAATAGCAACTGTCTTGCTGCCTTTTGTATCTTGCTCTAGTGCGCCACGGCCTACGACTACATTGCTAGAGCCTACAGTTACTTGCTCTCCTGCATCAGTACCTACGAAAACATTGAATTGACCAGTGGTGACATCTTGTCCCGCTAATCCTCCGATCAAGGTGTTGTCAGTCCCCGTGGTGACTGCCTCACCTGCTTTATCGCCTATAGCGATGTTGAACGAGTTCGTTACTGTTGTAGAAAAGTTTTGGGTTTTTAGAGCATCCCGACCGATAGCGATTGTCCTAGAGCCTAACGTGTCTGCTGAAAGTGCGTTTTGCCCTATTGCCACGTTAGCAGAACCTTGCGTAAGTGCATCTCCAGCGAGTCCCCCGACGAGGGTGTTGAGGGTTCCCGTGGTGACTAACAGACCAGCATCTGTGCCTACTGCGGTATTATAAACATCTGTGGCTGTGGTGAAGTTTTGGGTCAGTAATGCCTGATTACCAATAGCCACTGACCTTGATCCAAGAGTATCGGAACTTAATGCCTGATAACCTATAGCTACATTTAAATCGGCATCTGTAAAAGCGTCTCCAGCAAGACCGCCAATGAGCGTGTTGCGGATTCCCGTGGTGACATTTGCACCAGCGTTACGACCAACCGCCACGTTATAACTATCAGTAGCCGTAGCGAAGTTCATAGAAGTAAGGGCTTGAGCGCCGATTGCTACATTATAGTTACCAAGGTCATCTGAACTTAAAGCTGCGTATCCAATCGCCACATTGTCAACCGCTACGGTTAGGGCATCACCAGCAAGACTACCGATGAGAGTGTTGCGTTGTCCCGTGGTGATTGCTGTTCCAGCAGCGTACCCTATACCCGTATTATTACTGTGAGAATTTCCACTAGCTCCTAAACCCGCAGCACTACCGACAAAAGTGTTGTTTACTCCTGTCACGTTATAGAAAAGCGATAAGTCTCCAATGCCGATATTGTGAGAATTAGTGGCAGTCGCATAGTTTTGATTAAACACTGCACCAGCACCAACAGCTATTGTTCTTGATCCCAGATCATCTGTGGTCAGTGCTTGATATCCAATTGCGATATTTCTATCTGCATCAGTCAGAGCGTCTCCTGCTAGACCGCCCAAGATAGTGTTCTCTTTCCCCGTAGTGACTGCTGCTCCTGCGTTGTGTCCAACAGCTACATTAAAAGTGTCTGTAGAAGTCGTGAAGTTTTGAGCAGTAAGAGCATCTACGCCAATAGCAATAGTCTTGTTGCCTTTAGTATCTGAACCTAATGCACCAAAGCCTAAAGTTACATTGAAGTCTGCATCAGTTAAGTCATCTCCAGAAAACGCGCCGATAATCGTGTTGCGTACACCTGTAGTGATGTCGGTTCCTGAGATATAGCCTAGCGCCGTGTTGTAAGCGTCTGCACCTGCGTTTAAGTCTTCAAGAGATTGATAACCAACAGCAGTATTGCCTGAGTTAGCGTCTTCAGTTTTTAATGCGGCATAACCAACGGCTACGTTGTTATCACCCGTAGTAATCGCCGTACCCGCTTCATCTCCCACTGTCACATTGAAATTACCGCCAGATTGGATGCTGTTACCAGCGTTTACACCGATACGAACATTAGATGTGCCAGCGGATGCAGTGATCAGATCAGCACCATCTTCGAGTGTCGTATCGCCTGAGATCGTGACTGTGCCGTTGAAGTCCATCGCAGTAGCAGTCAGATCTATTTCATCAGTCGCACCAAGCGATAGAACCGTAGCACTAGAGCCTTGGATGAACTGACTCGCATCATTGAACATAATCTTGTTCGTAGAGTTCAACGTCAGACCAGAGCCATCTGTATGTGTCAGCGTAGTGTCGCCATCTGCGCCAAAGGTAATAACTGCGCTGTCAGAGGTAAACGTCAGGTCATCGTCAATAAACAGGTCAGGAATAGACAGGTCTTGGAAGGCGTCAACCATCGCGCCACCTGATCCAGCACCGTCCGAGTAGATTGCTTTGGTCTGACCATTGGCTATGGTGATTGTGGCACCAGAACCTTGCTTGATAATTATGCTTTGTGAACCACTTGTTCCATTCTCTATGAACCAGAGCTTGCTAACAGTATTCGGGCCAATAGTAATCGTACACGTTGAATCCAAAGTTCCTGTGTATTTGAGGAATAACGAGCGACCCGGATCAGTAGAACCATCAGCTATTGTGGTAGTATGAGTATCGGCATTAGTGGTTATTGCCTCTGTACCAAAGCTAAAAGCTTCAGCAACTAATTCCAAATTTGTATTTGTGCTGGTTCCCCACGTACCTGATTCGTCGCCTGTGGCAATTTCTTTTAATCGAAGGTCATTTACATACGTTGCCATTTACTTTCTCCGACTTTTAGGCTTCACTTTCTTTATTGAAGCCATATGCTTTTTTAACACATCCGCTTGTTTTTTGTGAGTCTTAGAGGCTTTCTCTAAACCTTTAATAACTTTTTTAACTTTGCGAACCATTTAAGCTACCTCTTCCCAATCAGGCGTTTGTGAGTCGCTAATCTCTGACCAACTCGGTGTTTGTGAATCACTTATACTACTCCAATTCGGTGTTTGTGCATCATCTATAAGCCCCCAAACTAACGCGAACCCGATTTGTCCTGTACCGCTAACTCCAACGGGGGAGACATTTGTGTCTGGTTCGACTGCGACAACGCCCACTTGTGCAGAGCTTTCTGTACCCGTAACTGTAATATTTTGCCCAAGCGCAATGGAGACAGTACCAACTGCACTAGTCCCTGCCACGCCAGTAGGGGTAGTCGATGCAGCACCAGTAACGGATACCGAACCGATTGAACCAGTAGCGTCAACGCCAGTAACAGAAGTGTTGGCCCCAGCAGTAGCAGTGACAGAACCCACACTATTAGTTGCTGAAACCCCTGTGGTAGTGACGTTAGCTGCACCCGTGACTGTAACGCTGCCAGCGGCTGAAGTGCCAGCAACACCAGTAGGACTAACATTCGCAGCGGCGGTAACAGAAACTGATCCCACAGATCCTGTTGCAGATACGCCGGAGACTGAGGTGGACGCTGCCGCGCTGACCGATACAGACCCGACAGCACTCGTACCCGCGACACCCGATGGCGTAACATTAGCTTCTGCCGTGACCGATACAGACCCAATAGACCCTGTTGCAGATACACCTGTAACCGATGTATTAGAGGCTCCTGTAACTGTAACTGATCCGACCGCAGACGTTCCTGCCAAGCCTGTGACAGAGGCATTTGCATCTGCCGTGACCGTAACCGATCCGACTGAGCCAGTTGCAGATACACCTGTGACATCGACAAGATCAGGTTCGCCCCACGCATCTTCGCCCCAAGTGCCTCTGCCCCATCCAGTAATATCTGCCACATAGTATCTCTAGGCGATGCGGATTATCGCGTTTGACGCATCCGCTGCTGGGAAAGTAATTGTAAAATCACCTGCCGTACTAGTTTTATCACCACCGAAAGCCAACGCACAAACTGCTTTGTTTGAGGCACTGCTATTGTAAATAAGTGCTCCATTAGCTGTGACTGATGCACTGGAGAATGTGAGATCTGAGAAGTCACACAATGCAGTTGTACCAGAGGTTGTTGGGGTTACTGAAGTAAGGTTTGAACCACCACTTGAATACCCTGTACCACTAACTTCGTTGGTTGTAGCAAAAGCAGTAGTGCTTGCGCCTAATGATGCACTGCTTGTAAACAATGCAAGTTTAAATGTATTACCTGTAGTAGCAGTAAAGTTGTGAGTTCCAACAAGTATTTCCTGCTTAAACGAGGTACACATAGCTGTCGATATAGCCATTATAATCTCCTTAAAATGTTAGCCATCTCTTGTTGGCCTTGTTTTTCTAATTCCGCAATAAGCGTGGTTCTGTCACTCTTAATTGCTTCCTTCATGTAGTAGGATATTTGTTGCAACACAGCTTCTTGGAAAGCCTCTGCCTGCTGTGCGATCAGGGGGTGGCAGTTACCACCAATACTAACAATCTTTTTCGTAGCTTGCTCTGCCCAAAAATCAGGGCTATGACCTATATTCTGCGTGGTGGCTACGTTTACCGTGCCGACTTCTACTTCTGATGTACTAGCTAACACGTTATGTTACCGCCTGCTTATATTGGCCTTCTCTGTACGTATCACCACGTAGCTTACCGTCACCCATGTTTTTCAACAACGTAATAGACTGTAAATACATCTGTTGGTACATCTGAACCAAATCAGGCTCACCTTTCATAAACCGTATGGCTTCTACCAAAGAACCATTTAACAACGCGGAATCAAAGTTCTCGCCCAACCACGGAAGTGTGCTTGCTGTAACAATAGACTCAGGGTAGTAGCCGTAATGCAACTCAGCAGTTAGGTCTGCGCTAGGGGTGGGGCCAAGTATAAACGTGCCATCATTAAAATTAGCGTAGTGTTTAGGCGTACCTGTGCTAGTCGGCGTGGGGTATGCTTCCCTAATAAAATTAACATCTTTATCAAGTAAGAAGTCATACGATCCATCAGAATTGACTATGGCTAGACTATACACATACAAAAAGTCAGACGGTACGGCTAGGTATTTGTTACCGCTGGTAACAGAACCAGTTACGTTTTTACGAAGCGCAGGAAGCTGAACCGTGTTATATATGGTCTGCTCTGCCTGTTTTGTAAACAATGCAAGCTGGTCGCTTGTAAACGTAGTCTCACAAATATCTTGTATATTTGCGGTCAGTTCTGAGTAGGTCATACTCATAAATTACGCCATCGGCCCTCTTGCCATCGTTCCTTTGGTAGCTGCACCCGTACCACGAACTTTAATTCCAGTGGTTTTTACACCCTTCATATCTGTCTGGGGTGCGCCTTTTACAGGTTTTACCGTGCTTATATTTTTCATAACATCACCTAAGTTGTTGTTACCGTTACCGTACCTACTTCTCCAGTAGCCACTAAATCATTAGGAGTAAGGTCGAAAGGATCTCTACCTGCCCCAACTGGGTTAAATCCATATTGTATCTGGCGGCTACTGTTTACTCCAGCTTCACCCAAACTTCTATCTGGTCTTGGGTCACGTATAGCCTGTGGATCATTAATAGGAAACTCACCCAACTTCAACTGCGGGTGGTCGGGACTCCAACACTCAGGACAGGCTTTTAAGTTTGTATCTCGCCCTTTACGTATTAGATTTTTTAATTGACGTAACTTATAACGAAAACCACATATATCGCACATAGCGACTGCGATTTTCTTTGATGCAAACTGCCTAGACATAACTTATTTTAGGTACAAACCTAGCTGGAGTTTTTACCCGGTCCTCTTCAGAAGCTAATCTAAATTGTTCTTCATAGATTTCTTTAAGGAGAGGTATACGAGGTGCTAACTCTGGTTCTTTCATGGCTATGTAATAAGCAAGTCCTGCTACAAGACAAGGTAAAAATCTAAAGTTCATATCAGCAGTTTCTACTCCACTGCCAGCGTCTTGAACCCTTCGCATACGATAGTATTTAAATATATACGTATCGTTTTTATCTGGTACAGGCCACACATTGATTGTCGGATTGTCTCGTAGTCGCTCTATCCATACCTGTATCGGCCTACCCTGCGTTAGTTTATTTGGTATAGACGCATAAGTACTGACACTAATACGGTTTATGGTTAAATCTTGCTGAGTAGTAGTGTTACCGCTATCAGTACGTATGACCTGTTCTAGTAAATCAATCGTGTCGGCGGGTAAATCATACTCTGATGTGCCTTTTACGAGCGTTACTGTGCCTTCATCAATAGTCCACAGATTAAGGCCACGATTCTGCCACTCTATAGTCAACAGATTCATAGAACGTCTAGCAGTGCGTAGGTCGTACCCTGAACGCATTTCACGGCCCGCACGTTCCCACGCTTCTTCAGCGATCTCCGTGAAGTCCATATCAAATGCTGTTGTTCCAGATGTTGTCATGGCCTATTACCTTGTACGTACAGCGTCTTCTTCCTACGCTTGTTCATTACTGCGCCACAGCCTTTGTGATTTGCGCGTATTGGGCCACCAGCTTTCGCTGTTTTAACCTTGGCTTTGGGAGTATTAGATACTACCTGCTGCCCTGTGGCACCTGCCTTTTTCTTCTTACGCGCTGTGGTAGCACGTTCAGACTGGCTCAGTGACTGTGCTTTAGCTTTAGGTAGGCAGCGATCTGGGTTCTTTTTGTCTTTCGACGTGCCGCATGGCCCTTTGATCTTGCCATCGGTGCCAATACGAACCCACTGCTGATCCCGCCACTGTTTAAGCTGCCCCATTACTTACTCTTCTTCTTGCTGCCCTTAGCATAGTTAGGGTCTTTGCAATACTTAGAAGCCGCCATGTTCGCATAAGCAGACGGGTAGGTATCAAACGTACGCTTGGCCCACGCTTTGCCTTTCGGGCAGATCTTACCGCCCGACTTCACCTTACCGCCTGACTTATAATAACGTCTCATCGCATCTTCGCTGGACGTACGCCCTTACGAGCTATGCCAGCGCCTCTTACTTTGCCACCCTTTTTGTAGCCCTTATACAGACTAGGGTTTTCTTTTATACGCTGTCGTTTTTTCTTCTGAGCAGCTTTTTTTCTTTTCTCTTCAGCTAGGCGTTTTTCTCGGTATGCAAGTATTTCTTCCATAGTTAGCCTGTCTTCTGACATACCGGGAATAAGACCTCTAACTCCTTCTTTCTCATATCCAGCACCAAAAACATCTTTGCGAGCTTCGTTTAGTTCTCCAATAAAACTAAATGGCCCTTTGCTTTTTTTATCTTTAGCCATACCTAACTCCTAACGCATCTTCGCTGGACGTACACCCTTACGAGCGATACCGGCACCGCGAACCTTCTGTGTAGTAGGCTTCTTACCGCCTTTAGCACCACCTTTTGAAGACATCTTAGACTTCATGCCACCTTTGGCGAA